TTATAAGGGCGACGAGGACGACGAATCTTTCTGTTCTCTCTGTGATTTGAGAAAGCGAGCATACTCGATAACCCTTTGATACTCGTCATCGGTCAAATCCAGTTGCGACAAAGCAGGGTCATCGGTGCGGCCCAGCAAGTAGTCTACCGAACAGCCCAGCTGCTCCGCAATCGCAACGATTCCCTCAATCCGGGGATAAGAACCGCCGGCCTTCATCGACGAGAGAGTGTTCTTACCCAGCTGGCAGGTGGCAAGGAGATCTTTGACAAGCACTCCCTTGGCATGGGCGGCTTCTTTAATGCGCTCGGCAACCTGAGAAGAAGTGTACAAGAAAAGTGCCTCCATTCTGTGCAAAACATAGAATCCCTGAATTTTGGGAGAAAATACGGTTGTAATCCCTGAATTATGGGATATAATAACACTTGAACGAAACAAATGTCAGATTGACAAGGAGAATGAGCCATGAAAGAAGTCACCTACGAAACCCTGAGCACAGCGGTGCGGGCTCTGAGCGAGCGGATCACCGCACTGGACGAGCGCATCGAGGTCAGCTTGGCGTTCGGCAATCCCGTGAAGCTGAAGCTGTCCGTGGACTGCTTCGGTCTGTTGTCGCCGGAAGGGGCGGCAGATCTGGCCCAGCATCTGGAATCCGCAGCGACCCTCGCCAAGGACTTCAAGTACAACGGCTGTACCGTCCTGCGGTGATGGGTCAGCGATTGACCTCGGGGTTTTCGGTTCTGCCGAGAAGGTAGTCCACCGAACATCCCAAAAAGTCTGCGATTCGGGCAAGGGTGTCCGCAGCGGGCATCTTGCCATGGCGCATATGAGACATGGTATTCGAGCCGAGGCCGAGTTCTTCCAACATGGCCTTGAGCGATACGCCCTTTTCCTTGGCTGTAGATTTGATACGCATTGCGATATCGGGAGGGTTGTACATGAAATCACCTCAGCCTTAGCGGTTGACTTCAGGGCTCTCCGTGCGGCCCAGCAGGTAATCGACGGAGCATCCCAGTTGATCGGCAATTTTTGCGAGGGTATCAGCTTTCGGCATGGATGTTTTCATGTTGGACATGGTGTTGAAGCCAAGGCCAGCATCGGCAAGGACCTGCTTGACCGGGATATGCTTCAGCTTGGCACAAGCCTTTATGCGCTCTGCGATATCGGGAGAATTGTACATGAAATCACCTCAACCTCAGCGGTTTATCTCAGGGTTGTCAGTACGGCCCAAGAGATAATCTACCGAGCAGTCGAAGTAATCGGCCAGCTGAATCAGAATTTTCCCAGAAGGCGGTTCACCGACGTTTTTCCAGCGGGTCACTACGCCGGATGATATACCAAGCTCCTTGGCAACAGGGTTGGGCTTGGTGTTGTGAGCTTGGCATAGCTGGTAGAAACGATCCCAAAACGTCAAAGAAAGCACCTCGATTTTGTGAAAAAGATAGAATCTCAAAAAAATGAGAAAAAGCGTTGAAATCTCATTTCAGTGAGATTATAATAACACTTGAACGAAACAAGTGTTAGATAAGCGAAGGAGAGCAAAGATGTTTGACAAAGAGCTCATGAAGCAGCTGGCAACTATTCCGACCCAAAATCGGGCAGAATGGTTTGCAGAGCGTGACAAGCTGGAAACACTTGCCGGTGAAATGACGCGCCTGAACGTGAAGGACATGGTGTCGAAGTACGGCATCGCACGGGTGCTGCGGGTTCTGGCAGCGACAATCAAGTGCAACCCCGAGGACTACGATGCGGATGTGGTGGAAATGGCGGGATGGATCCCGCCGGTTCGTTCGGGTCGAAATGCCGAGATGTGGTTTAGTTCGACCATCCACAGGGCATACGTCCAAGATTTATTTCGTCAATATGCGAACCTACGCAGGCTGTGAGAAAGGAGCCTCAACCATGAAAAGCGTGATTTTCACCTACACCAGCCGGGCAAGGGGTCAGGAGGGCGAAGCCTCCACGAACATCCTGCTGGAAGATGCGCAGGCCGCAGCGGTCAAGGCCGCCTACGACAACCGGAAGGGGAGCAGCGAAATCTCAGACATCCTCCTGCGGGTCAAGGTCGATGACCTGTGTGCCGCCAGCGAGACGCTGAGAGGCCGCAGGTACGTCCACGACAGCATCAAGACCGTTGAGGTCAGGGAGGTTTGAGCCATGATGGTAGACAGCAAGCGTAGAGCGAATCTCGAGATCCGCAAGGATTACTTGGAGCGGGGCTGGACACTGAGAGCCAACATCAACCCGGCCTACATCCGGCTCCTTCGGCGGAGCGGCAAGGAGTACGGCCAGCGTGTGGCGCAGGCAATTCGCCGCGGCGATTCTCAGCGGGCAGACAAGCTCCTGCAGGATGCAAGGGAGTGCCGCACCCACATCCACATCCGGGAGAGCGCAGCACATCACGACAAGTTCCTGCACGATGCACTCGGTATGCCAATCGCCGTCTGGGATCGGGAAGATGGCAAGCTCCACTCTCTGGCCTACGAGGACTAAGCATTTCTATCCACACCCCACGAAAGGAGGTGATAGTTCAGTAGATGCCGCTGGGAAGCGTTTTAAGGCTGGTTTGCCTTGAAACGTCAAACATCCTTCCGAGAACCAGAAAACGCCTTGCGCAGGTCTCAGAGACCGCCAGATGATGGATTCCGCTGTGATAGCAGGAATTGAACGTACTCGTTGACCTTCTGGCGTTCATCGGCGGTCAAGTCCACCTGCTGTGCAGCCGGGTCGCCAGTCCGCCCCATCAGGTAGTCCATGGAGCAGTCAAGGTAGTCGGCAATGCGGGCGAGGCTGTCAGCGGCCATCATGCGGCCAGTGCGCAGACTGGAAAGGGTATTGCGGCTCAAGTCCAGAACATCGAACATCTCTTTCAGTTGGATGTTGCGATCCTTGGCCTGATTTTTGATTCTTTCTGCAAGGGCTATAGAATCGTACAAATTTTCATCGGACATTCTGTGCATACCTACAAAATCACACAATTGTGCGCCTTGCGTCTTGAAACCACACGATTGCGTGATTATAATAACACTTGAACGAAACAAGTGTTAGACAACGAGGGTCAGCACCTTCCATCCAGTGCATTCCCCCAAAGCCCCTCTGCAAAGGAGCTTCAACGTACCACGCAGTACGACACACCACCATGATTTGATTCCTCCCCAATGATAGGCACCGCTGCAAAACGCAGGCCCCATTTCTATCCACACCCCCTTCACAGGGGAGAGAGGTGGGAATGCGAAGGTATAGCGATTACTCCCCATACTTGCTCTGACTTAACAGCACGGGGGAGTGCGCTGGATGGTGGGTACTAGCCCTTTAAGTCTACCAAAAATCTAACAAGTGTTCAAGACAGATGTCAGATAATTTTCCCCGGAAAGGAGAGATTGGCGTGGATCAGCTGATACCGGTCGATTATGGAAATCCTGAGCGGCCCACCGTCAGCGGACGGGAGCTTCACGAGTTCCTGCAAGTCAAGACGGCCTACAAGGATTGGTTTCCCCGCATGGTTGAGTACGGGTTCACCGAGGGCAAGGACTTCAACCCGCTCAAAATTGAGCGGGTTCAGGACGAGGGCGGGCGCAAGGTCACCCGCACGGTGGACGACCACCAGCTTACCATCCCGATGGCGAAGGAACTGTGTATGCTCCAGCGCAACGAGAGGGGAAAGCTGGCCCGGAAGTACTTCTTGGCCGTGGAGGAACAGTGGAACAGCCCGGAAGCCGTGATGCGGCGGGCGGTTCTGCTGGCCGACAAGAAGGTGAAGCGGCTCCAGAGCGAGAAGCGAGAGCTTGCGACGCAGGTAGAGGAGCTTACCCCAAAAGCCGTTTTCGCAGATGCGGTTTGTTCCAGCGACAACAGCATCCTGATCGGGGAGCTGGCGAAGCTCATTTCCCAGAACGGGGTGCCGATTGGTCCGAGGCGGCTGTTCTGCTGGATGCGGGAGCATGGATACCTGATCCGGCGGCATGGCGACGAGTACAACCTGCCGACGCAGAGGTCGATGGAGCGTGGATGGTTCGAGTTGAAGCAGACGGCGGTGATTCATTCCGACGGGCGCACAATCGTGTCCATCACGCCAAAAGTTACGGGAAAAGGGCAGATTTACTTCATCAATCTGTTTTTGTCGAAGGAGAAAGGAGAAGATAGCATGAAAAAAGTTCCGCTGCCTAGCTGGTGTGTGGAAGTGAAGCGGGCGATGATCGAGCATGGCGACATGACCGTCACCGATCTGGCGAAGGAGACCGGCTACTCCCGGTCTCACATCAGCAGCATCGTCAACGGTTCTATGCGGCCGTCCGGCGAGGTCAAGGATGCCATTGAGAACTGCCTTGGCATCCACTGAACCCTGTATCAATTCTAGCAGAAAGGAGGGGAAAGCGAAATGGCGCGTGATTCCCAGAATATCTACAAAAACGCCCGGAAATCTGCCGGATTGACACAGGAGAAGGCGGCGCAGTATTTGAACGTTTCCGTCGATTCCCTGCGGGATTACGAGGGCGACGAGCGGCCGGTGCCGAACGATGTCGCCAGCGCAATGTGCGACGTGTATCAGGTGCCGTATCTGGCGGTCCAGCATCTCCGGCAGTCCTCAAAGTTGGGGGAGCGGGTCGTTCCCGAAATCCAGCTCAAGGATTTCCCGGAAGCCGTTCTGGGCGTTCTGGCCGCTGTTCAGCGGTTCGTGGCAAAGCGAGACGCTATGATCGAGATTGCCGCAGACGGGCAGGTCACAGAGGACGAGCAGGCAGAGTGGAACGGGATTCTGAAGCTCATTGACGGCCTGAACATGGCGGCGACCAGTATGAAATTCACGAAGGGAGGACAAATCAAATGACACTTGCCCCGAATACCTTTATCGGCGCAGCAGAGATTACGGAGATCGTGGGATGCAGCAAGAGCCGAGCCTACCGGTTTATCCGGCAGATGAATGCGGAACTGGAAGCCAAGGGCTACCTCGTATTCCCGGGTCGAATTCCGTACCGCTACTTTCTGGAACGTTTTGGACTTGTGGAGGAACCGAAGGATGCAAAAACGGATCGTTCCGCTGCTGGCGACGCTGGCAGCGCAGATACTGCTGGCCGGAAGCATCGGCGCAGCAGCAACCGCTTCAATGTCGAGGCAAGCTGAGATCACGGTCATCGAGATCCCGCTTCGGGCAGAGATCAGCCAGACAAGCTGCATCCGCACAGACCCGGAGCCGTACCCGACAGCGGCCTGCACCGTTCCGCTTGACGATGGCCTTCAGCGGTACACCGAAGAAATGTGCGATTTGTACGATGTTCCGTTAGAGCTTGCCTATGCAGTCATGCAGGTGGAGAGCCAGTACACGGTGGATGCCACCAGCACCACCGGAGATTATGGTCTGATGCAGATCAACAGCATCAACGCCGAGTGGCTGGAAAGCGAGCTTGGGATCACCGACCTGCTGGATGCCCGGCAGAACATCACGGCGGGCTGTTACATACTGGGTCAGCATCTCGAACAGTACGAGGGCGATATCAACCACGCACTGATGGCTTACAACCTCGGCACCGGCGGGGCGGCAAAGGCCTGGAACGCCGGAACCCGCAGCACGGCCTACACCGACAAGGTGTGGAAGGCCATGATTGAACTTCTGGAGGCAGAAAGGGATGTTTCTTGAGATGATGCAGAACTACGCAGAAAAGCGGCTCATTTACGACGTTTTTGCTACCTATCGGGATGTGCAGGATGCGGCGGCGGAGATGTCGAACGTCCTGCCGTGCCCCCGGTGCGGGCGGATGAACATGAAGATGCGCCTGCACAGCAATGCTCTTTCCCGCAGAGTGCCGGGCATTATGATCTGCGACCGGTGCGGGACAGAGGAAGCGTTTGAAGCCGTGTCGGGGAGACCCAAGTACGTTCAAGACTGGGCCCTCGTCAAGAACTACATGAAGGGAGTAGAAAGCAGATGAAAGCTGAACGGAAAGAACGGAAGATGCCGCTGTCCGGCTGGGTCATCGTTGGCCTGCTGGATACACTGGCGGGCGTGATCGCCGGGGAGCTGGTGGCGTTCTGGGCTCTGCCCTATGCCTACAACTGGCGTGGTTACATGGCAATCGGCGGCGAATGGATTCTGATTCTCCTTGCGACCGCAGGGGCCGCAATGTGGATGCACTCCCTGCTGATGGACTGGATTTTCGGAGGGAAGAAACATGGTAAGGTGCGCTCGGTGTCACCGAGTTCTCACCGATCCGGGGGCAATCGAGGCCGGGTACGGCGCGAAGTGTTACGCCCGGGAGTTCGGGAAGAAGCTCAAATCACCTGCAAAATGCCGTCCAGAGCGGCGCAGAACCGGCACTCCGCCTAAAAGTCAGGCGGGAGAACAGATCGTCGGTCAGCTTTCCGTATATGACATTCTTGCCCGGAATGAGCAAGAAAAAAGCACCGGCCCAGATGGTCGGTGCGCTACAAATGGATGAAGACCCGCATAATCCGGTGACATCCGATGCAGGAACATCGGACCGGAAAATGCAGGTCTCCACTACACACAGCCATATTGTAGCACAAAGCGTTGAGTTTTTCAACACTGGTACGGAACGGCGGCTGAAGGAATCTCTTTGCTGCCGTTTTTCTATACAAAAAATCAAGGAGGCACACATGGAAAAAGAACTGAGCCCGACCGTCTGGACGGGTGAGCAGCTGATCGTGGTGGAGCAGCTGCCGATTATTACCGAACAGTTGCACAGCATCAAAGACAGGGCACAGGCGGATGTCGCAGATGCGTTGTCGCTGGCCTGCACCGAGGAAACCCTGAAGGTCGTCAAGGAACGCCGGGCGGAACTGAACCGCCAGCGGAAGGATCTGGATGCCCGCCGGATGGCCGTCAAAAAGCAGATTATGAAGCCCTTCGAGGATTTCGATGCGGTCTACAAGGAGTGCGTCACGGATGTCTACGGCCCGGCAGACGACCAGCTGAAGGAGAAGATCACGGACGTGGAAGCCGGTCTGAAAGCCGCCAAGGAGGAAAAGGTCGTTGCCTACTTTCAGGAGTTGGCAAAGGCGGCGGATGTCGAGTGGGTGCAGTATCAGGACATTGGCATTGTGGTGACCCAGACGGCCAGCCTGAAATCCCTGAAAACGAAGGTCAAGGAGTACATCGACCGCATTGCGGCGGATGTGAACTGCATCAACACGATGGATGGAGCCCCGGAGATCATGGCCGAGTACAAGCTCTGCCGGAATCTGGCGGTTTCCCTGAACACTGTCCGCCAGCGGAAAGACCGCATTGCCCGGGAGGAAGCGGAGCGGAAGCAGCGGCTTGAAACCCAGCTTCGGGAGCAGGAGGCAGAATCCGCCGTTCTGGATGCCGCAGAGGAAGAACTGATGGCTCCAAGCGTTCTCGGTACGGAGGACGTGGAGGAAGCTCCCGACGAGCAGGAAGAAGTGCAGCAGGAAAGCAACGCCCGGGTTATGAGCGCAAAGTTCGCTTTCATGGGCCGCACGTTCCAAGTCCGGGGCAGTCTGGAGCAGCTTCGTGGTCTGAAGGCCTTCGTCAACGGCAAAATCAATGAGATTCAGACCTACATGACCGACAACGGCATTGAAAATCAGGAGGTAAGCGACCATGAGTAAAGCTGTACAGCCGCAGAAAATGCGCTTCTCTCAGGCAATCCAGACCACGAAGTACAAGAATCTGGTGAACAACACGCTGGGCGACCCAGCCCGTGCCGGGCGGTTCATTGCGAACATCACGTCCGCTGTTGCCGTCAACCCGGCTCTGCAGGAGTGCAACCCCGGCACCATCCTAGCCGGTGCGCTTCTGGGAGAGAGCCTGTTCCTTCAGCCGTCGCCCCAGCTGGGTCAGTTCTATCTGGTGCCCTTCAAGTCCAAGGCCAAGTACGACCGGGATGGGAACATGATCGAACCGGCCAGCGTCAAGGCACAGTTCGTTTTGGGGTACAAAGGCTACGTCCAGCTGGCCCTGCGCACAGGCCAGTACAAACGGCTGAACGTCATCGAGGTCAAGCAGGGTGAGCTTGGCGGCTGGGATCCTTTTGAGGAACGTTTCGGCCAGATGCACTTCATCGAAGACTTTGAACAGCGGAAAGCGATGCCTACGGTGGGTTATGTGGCCTTCTTTGAATACCTCAACGGCTTCCAGAAGACGCTGTATTGGACGATGGAGCAGATGATGGCTCATGCCGACAAGTACAGCCAGGCGTTCAGCGCAGCGGCGTACAAGAAGCTTCTGAACGGCGAAATCCCCCAGAAGGATCTGTGGAAGTACTCCAGCTTCTGGTATAAGGATTTTGATGGCATGGCGAAAAAGACCATGCTCCGCCAGCTGATTTCCAAATGGGGCATTATGACCGCTGAGATGACTACTGCCTATTTGCGGGATGGTCATACGATTATGCCGGATACGACCAGCGGCGACCTGCTGCCGGAGATGACCGATGTACCGGAAGCCGAGCCGCCGGTGGAGCAGGAACAGCCCAAAATCGAGCGGACGGCCAAAACGATGGATTTGCCGGAGCCGGAAGCGGATGCCGTAGAAGAAGCCGTTGATCTGGCTTCACTCTGATGGTTAAGTACAACATCATCTCGACGGGGAGCGATGGGAACGCCACGATTCTGGAGGATTTCTTGCTGATAGACTGCGGCGTTCCCTATAAGGCACTGGAAACGTATGTGGCGAAGCTGAAGCTGGTACTGTTGACCCATATCCACAGCGATCATTTCCAGAAGCGCACCATCAAGCGGCTGGCCGAGGAGCGGCCGACGCTGCGGTTTGGGTGCTGCCGGTGGCTGGTTCCGCCGCTTCTGGCTGCTGGGGTGCCGGAACGTCAAATCGACGTGCTGACCCCCAGAACCATGTACGGCTACGGTCTGTGCAATGTGATCCCGTTCATGCTGGTACATAATGTGCCGAACTGTGGGTACAAGGTGCATTTTCCGGCCGGAAAGGTGATTTACGCCACCGACACCAACAATCTGAACGGGGTGCAGGCACTCGGCTATGACCTCTATCTGATTGAAGCAAACTATCGGGATGAGGATATTCAGGCCAAAATCGAAGCGAAAAAGGCAGCTGGACAGTATGCCTATGAGATGCAGGTCCTCAAGAACCACCTGTCGGAAGCCAAATGCAACGACTTCCTCGTGCGGAATATGGGGTCGAACAGCGTGTATATTCCGATGCACGTTCATGTGGACAAGGAGAAAACGGATGATCGTAACGGCGAAAATCGAGAAGCTGGAGAAGGGTAAGCTCATTCTTCAGCCGGATACGGATATCAGCCGGTTCCTCGCTCAGAAGCGGCCCCGGCGGGTTGAAATCCGGCTTGATGATGGGCGTACCATCTCTGCCGACCAACGCCGGAAGATCTTCGCAATCATCCGGGATATCGCCCTGTGGTCCGGCCATGAGCCGGAGGAACTGCGGCTTTATCTCCAGTGGGATTTCTGCTCCCGCACCCTGCGGGAGTGGTTCTCCCTCTCGGATTGCGACATGACGACTGCTCGGGAGTTCATTACATATCTGATTTCCTTCTGCTTTCACTGGGGCGTTCCCACCAAGGACAGCCTCCTGACGCAGACGGATGACATCGGCAAATACCTGTATCTGTGCTTGGAAAACCGCCGCTGTGCGATCTGCAACCGCAGAGCCGAGGTTCACCATGTTGACCGAATCGGCATGGGAATGGACCGGGAAAAGGTGGTTCACGTCGGACTTAACGCAATTGCGCTGTGCCGGGCGCACCACGAGGAAGCTCACCGCCGAGAAAAAGCACTGTTTGACGAGTATCACATCTACGGAATCAAGCTGGACCGGCATCTGTGTAAAGTGCTTAGCCTCAATCAAGAGCCGAAAGGGGAGGTGAAGCGTGGCGGCGAATGAATATGTCAAACTTTGGATTGACGATTATCGGCTGATCCTTGAGCCGTACAGCATGGAGGAACGAGGGCGCATCGTCTGGGCGATGATGGACTATAAGGCAGAGGGCGTTGAGCCGCAGTTTGAGGGTAATGAGCGGTATGCGTGGCCCGCAATCAAAAATAAGATGGATGCGGAAAAAGAAGCATACAGGCGAAAAGCTGCCATCAACCGTGCCAATGGAGCAAAGGGCGGACGGCCACCGAAACCCAAGAAAACCCAGAAAAACCCAGTGGATTTTGAATCTGACGAAAAATCCCCTGATTTGGACGAACAGGCCAAAACCTCGACCGGACCGCCCGACGGCACCCCGGAAACTTACTGGGTCTGGGCTGGGTGCGACAATACGCTCACGCTCTATATGGCTTCAGAGTTCCGAGACCTTCGGGCCGCAGGGGTCGAGGATGCGCTGGTCGTGGCTGTACTCAAAGAGGCGATGGCCCATCAAGCGAAGCAGCCGTGGCGATATGCCAAGCGGCTGCTCGATCAGGCCGAACATCAGGGTATCACGACGCTGGAAGCGTGGGAAAAAGCACACATCACATACAAAGGAAACCGGGTTGACCGGGCAACACCAAGCGGATATGACTTCCTCAGCAATCGAAGTCTGAACGACGACCTGAAACGCATAAGCAGGCGGCGTTTGAAAAAGTCATCGGCGGAGGAAGCTCCGCACGGAGACTAAGGAGGAATTTCCGTGGGAAATAATCTTCGGCATATCAGAGGGCAGGCTCAAAAGGAACTGGTGAAGAAGTTCGATGCCTTTTTTAATAAGGGATACTCCCGCTGGGAGGTCTGGTCGGACTGGGTGACGCTGAGTGCCATTGCAATTTCCAATGCGACAGATGCCTCCCATGCAGAGCAGAGAGAAGCACAGTACAGGACGATATCAAAGAAGTACACCAAACCGGATATGGAACTTTTCTCCGAAATCCTTGCCCTGTTCGTTGTGGCTCTGGAAGAAAACCCGGATCAGGACTTTCTCGGGGAGCTGTATATGTGCTTGGAGCTTGGCAACGACACGGCGGGTCAGTTCTTCACGCCGTATGATGTTTGCTATTGTATGGCACAAATCACAGCAGATATCCCGAGGCTGACGCAGGAAATCAAGGACAAGGGCTGGATATCGGTCAATGACCCAGCCTGCGGCGCAGGGGCTCTGCTGGTGGCCTTTGCCAACGTCTGCAGGAAGAACGACATCAATTACCAGACGCAGGTTCTTTTCGTGGCACAGGATATCGACTATCTGGTTGGCATGATGTGCTACCTGCAAATGAGCCTTCTGGGGATGCCGGGATATGTGGTGATTGGCGACACGCTTGTCAGTCCCGGTACTTCCTATGACCGGCGGGGCCTGATTCCGGCCGACAACGGGAATATCTGGTACACGCCGATGCTCCGCAGGAGCGTCTGGCAATATCGGATTCTGGCAGCACACATGGATGTGCTGACGAGGCCCATGAAGGCACAGCTCGATGCGCCGGAATCCGCAAGCCAGAAAGCCCCTGAAGCCCTTGAGAAGCCAGCAAAACCAAAGAATACGAAAAAGCCAAAACCCGCCCCCATGCCGCCCAAAGAGCCGGAGCAGGAACCGGCCCTTCTGGAGCGGAAAGGCGGTCAGTTGAGCTTTTTCTAATAGGAGGACACTATGGATTCCACTACACACACCACAAATACGGTCGAGTTCGTTGATTGGCGGGCAAAGGCCAAAGAGAAGCTGGAAGCGGAGGACAAGCTGTTCACGGGCAGTCGTTCCGCTCAGACCGTCCAGAGCTATGTACTGCGGGCACTTCTGAGCTTTGCAGATCAGGAGCCGCGGTTCGCAGAGGTGGTCTGCAACACGAAACGAACATTTTCCGAGTGCTGCGCCGCCGTCGTTCACAATGCCGGTGAGGTTTTATCTGACCTCGATGCCTACCGCAAGGCGGTTCAATTCTATTTCCCCAACGCTGAAATTTCGTTTGTGATGAACATCAAGCTGACTGGGGAGGCTCCGACCGAGGAAGAAATGAACAAACCGGCAAAGATCGAGCCGGAACAGACCCCGGATCCCAAGCCGCAGGCGAAGCCCGAAACCCCGCCTAAGGAAAAGACACAGAAGCCCAAAAAGCCGAAGGCGGAGAAGAAGGCTCCCAAGAAGAAGGAGCCGCAGGAAGATTCCATGCAGCTGTCGTTGGAGGGTTGGTGCTGATGATTCTGGGATATAAGGGATTCAAGCCGGGTCTGATCGCAACGCTCGGAGATGGAAGCTACCAGTACCAGCCGGGCGAAGTCAGCAGGACCGACAAGGCAAAGTGTGCCAGCACCGGCTTTCATTACTGTCTGGATCCTCTGGACTGCCTGAACTGGTATCCGTGGGATGGTCAGAATGAAATCTGGGCCATTGCCGCCGGTGGGGACATTGACGAGGACGACTGCGGCACTCGAAGCAGCTGCACCGAGATCGTTCCTCTGCGCAGGCTCAATGAGGACGAACTTCTCTTTATGCACGCAAACTATGTGTTCGACCACCCGGCGCAGGAGTTCAGTGATGTCTACCAGATGCCGTTCCGGGTGGCGTATGGCGAGGGAAAACGGCTGTCCGGGAGACTAGGGGATTGGCTCTGCTTCATCATTCAGAATCCGAAGGAGAAAAGCTGCATCGCATACCCAGTTGACGGGGTGAAGGTTTTGCCAGGCAAAGAGTATACGGCGGATAGTTTGGAGGCGGCGTTACATGAAGAAAGCTGAAGAATTAAAGCTTTACACCCCGGAACCGGAGCGGCCTGAACTGGATGCCGGGCTGTGTATGTCGGTTGCCGAGGGGCAGGGCGCAGGCCGGTACATCAAGGGAAAGACCCTGACCGTGGCCGTTTGGAACAGGGCAAAGGCCCCGCTCGTCGTCTGGCGGTTTTGCGGCGATTACTGGACAGGGGAACTTCGGGACAAAAAGAACCCTACCAGAGGGGAGCTGGATCCCCGTCGAATCGACATTGGCTCTGGTCGTGTCTTGAGTTGGCGCATTGATCTGGCGGCAACCAGCAAGGAATCGGAATTGCTTCGGACCTATTTTGAAGCCAGCTGGAACAGAAATCTGATTGAGATCGTGGAGGATGCCCTTTCCGCACATAACCGGAAAAAGCGTGAACAGCGCAATGCCCGACAAGCTGAGGAAACCAAGGAAGCCCTGAAAAGTCTGCCGGAACCGCCGAAAGATTTTGAAAAGCAGATTTTGGCTGAGTGCGACGATGCCGTGTTCCTCTGGGTGACGGACACCAAGAAGTTGGTGGTCCGGCCCGGCGGGGAGAAAGAGTGGGTGAAGCTTCAGAACTGCCGCTGTGACAGCTGTGGCGGCGAACACACCGTAGAGGGACGGATCCTGAAGCATAAGACCTGGATTCCGTGCCCCTGCTGTGGTAAGCAGATGATGATTTACAATACCCGCTATCCTGCAAAGAGGGTTTGGGCCAACAGGACAGTCCTGTGGAGTAAGCCTCAGGGGGATGGAGTATGGGTTCGCCGCTATCTGGTCTGTTTTGGCTTTGAAAATCATCGGGCGGAGCTGGGAATCTACGCAAGGGATATCCTCTGGACCGACGGCAAGCAGGTCAAGAAGTGGAAATGTGCTTACAGCGTCAGTGAACAGCCGGAATACATCATGTGCCAGAAGGCCACAGTGTCTTCGATGCTGCTGGCCCCGACAGGGCCGTATCAGCCGTATGAGCTGGCGACCATTTCGGAGCAGGTCAAAGCGGATCTCCGCAAGGTGCTGAAAACGGAATGGATGTACCAGTACGATGACCGGCTGAACTTCCTCTGGGAGGTGCGCCAGTGGGATGCGATTCGTAGATACCCGATGGCCGAAAGCCTGATTAAGACCGGGTGGAGCGACGCTCTGGCAACGCAGGTATATGACCGTGACCGCTACTACATCAGTCCGAATATCAATCTCCGCTCGAAGACCTACTATGGCGTGTTCGGCCTGAACCGGCAGGAGCTTGCGCTCGTGTCTGGCAGCAAGCGGACGTTCAGGAATGTGGATGAGGCAGTCGAGTGGAAAAAGGCCGGTCTTGCCATTACCGGAAAGAATATGGCAATGACAGCCAACATCCGAAGCCTTTCTGGGCTGTCTAAGACCTTGCAGGAAGCCGGAATGACCGGTGGCCTGAAATATCTTCGCCAGCAGACCCGGCGTATCACGGGAGCCTATAACGGCCAGATCACCCCGCAAGTTGCATCCGACTGGATGGATTATGTAGATATGGCCCGGAAAGCGGGCATGAATCTGAAGCTCGAAAAGGTACTTTTCCCGTTAGACCTGAAGCGGCGGCACGATGAACTTGTGACGGAACGCAAGAAGCTGGCGAGAATCGAAGCCCTGAGACACGCTGAAACGGAGATCAAGAATGATGCGGAGCAGCTGGAGAACCAGTTCCACATTGGGAACATCTACAAGAAAATCCGCAAAATCTATGAGTACGACGGGGCTGAGTACATCATCCGGGTTCCGGAGGGCGCAGAGGATATCCTGCGGGAAAGCCAGTTTCTCGACCACTGCATCCGGCGGGGCACGAGGTATTTTGAGCGCATTGCGACCCGGGAAAGCTACATTTTCTTCATGCGGAAGAAAGCTGACCCCAATACGCCGTGGTACACCTTGGAGGTGGAGCCGGGCGGCACGGTCAGGCAGAAACGCAGCTATTCCAACGACCAGTACCCTGATCTGGAGGCCGCAAAGCCCTTTATTGCTGAGTGGCAGCAGGTCGTACAGCAGCGTATGAACGCTTCCGAGGTGGACTTCGCCAAACGCTCGCAGGAAATCCGAAACCGGGAATTTGAAGAACTCAAGGCGAACGGAAATATCATTCGGACCGGCTCTCATGCCGGCAGACTGCTGGTGGACGAACTGATGCACGACCTGATGGAGGTGGAGAAACGTGTCGGCTAAAATTCAATTGATTCTGACGGAAGCGAAGGGAACCACAAAGGGCCTTTCGGAAGATGAACGGCTCGACCTAGGGCGGCTGATGCTCAAGGCAGGGTACAGGGTTGAAATCGTGCGCCGCAGGCTGGTTGAAAAGCCGGGAAATCCGTACAGTTACTTTATGATTCTGGACAGGGAGGACTGACGATGCCTGATACTCGCAAGGGGAGAAACCCCAGCGGTGCGCCGGACCCCACACGGGTTCGGGCCGAGAGCAACATCCAGCGGGAGGAAGCCCGTGTAAGTGAGCTTGTCCACGTCCTGCGTTATGTGGCGGATGCCGCTGGTTTTGAAATTGTGGAGCGAATCGTTCTCGTGGATAACCAGACGGGGAGGATTTACCGATGAACAAGACCCAGAGTGAGCTTGCGCATTACGCATGGAATCCGGTGACCGGGTGCCTGAATGACTGCCGGTACTGCTACACCAAGCGGAGCATCCTTCGGTTCTCCAGTGATTTTCGCCGGAACATGACAGACCCCCGGGTTCGTGAAATTGGCAGGAAACTGTTTGAACTGGACGAGCCATGGGCTCTGGATAACGGCCGATTCCTGAACTCTCCGATGGGCTTTGCCCCGACGCTGCACCTATATCGGCTCGACTTTCCCCAGAAAATCAAGGTCGGTTCTTCGATTCTGGTGTGTCTGGAAGGTGAACTGTTTGGCCCGTGGGTTCCAACAGAATGGATCCTGCAGGTCTTTGAGGCCGCAAAGAAGGCCCCGCAGCATCAATACATCTTCATCACAAAATGCCCTGCCCGGCTTCGACAGATGGCGGCTACGGGCGAGCTTCCACGGGATGAATCATTCTGGTACGGAACGACCGTAACTAGCCCCGACGACATGATGTTCCTCGGCAAGGGCTATAAGACCTTCATCACCGTGGAGCCCATTTTGGAAAGCTTCGCCGGATGTCAGGACCAGCTGATTGCGCTGGCATCGCAGATGGAGTGGATTGTCATCGGGGCTGAGACCGGCAGGGACAGAGGAAAGGTGGTCCCGCAGGCTGACTGGATCGAAGATATCCTTGCGGCCGCAGATGCCACCAGAACGCCCGTTTTCATGTGCAAAAGCATGGAGAAAATCGTTGGAGCAGATAAGATGCGCAGGGAAAAGCCTGCGGCACTCCTGAATGAAGAACCGACGGAGATGCAAAAGAAACGCCTGTGGGAATACTGCACCATCTGCAGGAAGTACAGGCCCATGAAGGAAATGTACGCTCTGCTTCTTCGCAGAAAGCGTGGAGATAACCCGGAGCGCATCGCTTATATGTGCCCGGAGTGCTACGAGAAATTCAGCGCACGGCTGAAGAAAGGGGAACATGATGAAGTTTGAGAGAAAGGAAATTGGCACGATCTTTTCTAAGCTTCGTGCAGCGGTGCCGGAGGTTCGTTCTTCGGGAAACGAAGGAATCCTTCTGAGCGGGTCGGACGCAATCGCAACAAATTTGGAACTGAGCGTCAAGGCAGGGCTTTCGGAATCTATTGATACGGAGGTTGTGGTTCCGCCTCGTGGGGTTGAGTTCATCGGCAGCACCGTGGCTCCGACCATTGAAATCAACATCGAAGACAAGCTCCTGCACATCAAGTCAGGCCCGGCCAGAGCCAAGCTGAGTACGATTCCGGCCAGCGATTACCCGGAAATGCCCGGCCCCGGCAATGATGCAAAGCACTGCATCGTCAAGGCGCAGGATTTGAGCTGGGCCATCTCGAAGGTCCTCTATGCGGCTTCCAAGGATGACCGCAAACCGGCACACAAGGGCCTGTGCATTTCCCGGCAGGGAGAAGATACCATGGAAATCTGTGCTCTGGACGGCTACCGGCTGGCTGTTTCCCGGATTCCTTGTCAGGCGGATGGAGATTTCCGCTTTGTTCTGCCGGCGGCAACGGCAAAGGCAATCGACACGCTGGAGCTTGATGGAGATGTAGAGATTATCCGTGACCGGTTCAAGGCGGTCATCCATGATGAAAAGTTCATCGTGACGACCCGTCTGATCGCAGAGCCTTTTCTGGAGTATACGAAAATCATCTCGGGAGAGTACAAAGGAATCTCCTGTCAGGTTGACCGTAGGGAGCTGCTGGGCGTTCTGAACCGCATGAAGCTGGCAAAATCCACGGATGTCAAGGAAAAGTCCATTCTGATGATGAACTTTGAGCCGGATGGATACGGACGGGCCTCCATGCGCAGCACGGTTGCGCAGATGACGGAACAGTTCGCTCTGGAAGGAGATGTGCCGGACCCGCTGTGCATGGGCTTCAATGTCGATTACCTGTGCGAAACGCTGAAGTCGATGGAGAGCGACAAGGTGCATATCCAGCTGAATGGGGAGATTTCCCCTGCAAAGTTCACGGAAGTGGGCCGGGAGGAAGCGTATAAAGCAATCGTCCTGCCGGTGAAGATCAGGAGGGGCGCATGAGAGGAAGAATTTACCGCGGCAAATCTGCAGACGGCGCATGGCATGAAGGCTATCTGCTCCGCTCTCCCGGCGTAAGAGAGAGCCGCCCGGGAGAGGGCTGGTACATCAACTCGGCAGACGAGAAACCTTATGCGCATCTGGTGAATCCTGAAACGGTCGGCATCAGTACCGGGCAGGAAGATAGCAATGGTGTGCCTGTTTTTGAGAACGACATCATTGAAACGGAGTACCCGGAGAATGCAATTTTCGTAGTGCGGTATGGCGAGTACTATGAATTTGGGTATAAGCACCTCGGATTTTATGCCGAGTATGCAGATGGTATAGAGCGGCCCAATGGTTTCGGATACATCCAGAGCGGGAAGGTGGTCGGAAACCTGACCGACACCCCGAACATGGTGAAACTTATTAAGGGAAAGGACGATGCGAAATGAAGTGGATTGAGACGATTACCCCGAAGCAGGCGGTGGAAGAACTGGGGATGCCCTATCACGGCTGGATGCGGGAGATGGACCGGGCGTGGATCAGCGACGATGCGCATTACAGCGTGATGTCCCGCCTGCTCCGCACGGAATGGGGTAAGGTCGAACACGTCACGATCACGGCGGCGGAAGGTGTCGGCCAGAGCGACGGCAGCGGGGATATCCCGTGGGCCGTCAAGATGCAGATCAAGAACGAACTGTTCGGTGAGAAGCGTCTGGCAATTGAGGTGTTCCCGACGCAGGACCGGCTGGTGGATGTCTGCGACTGCTACCACCTCTGGGTGTTCGAGAAGGGCTTCCAGCTTCCGTTTGGCATCCATCCCCGGGATGCCAAGACCGTGCCGGTCAATCGTGGCAGCACACGGATGCGGGCAGTTGACCGCAGCGGCAACGAATTTAGCATGAGAGAGCTTCTGGCACAGTCGGGGCAGGAGAATCTGCCGAAGGAAGCCTATGTGCAGGGAATGGCTTCTATCCTTGGCAGCAAGCTGCTGGGAGGCTAAGGCTGTGCGGTATGAAGTGGTGCTGATCGCATCGAACAAGCACGCATCCGCCCGGCTCACTTACATTGTGGATGCCCCGAATGAGACCAGAGCAGGGGTGCGGGCGGTTGCGATGGCAAAAGACCACTACACGGAATACCCGAAGGTGGAAGTGTTGGAGGTGAACGAGATACCATGAAAGAAAAATACTTGATAAATGCTGTCACTCTCTACGACGAGATTCACGACTTGCTTGCGACATATAAAGCTAGAAAACAGTGCGAGTTCCTTAGGTCGGAGGCTTGGGATAATGAAATTCGGGCGGTGGAGAATGTCCTGTCACTGATTGGCGAAATCCCTCTCGAAAAGCCGTTCCCGGCGTGGCGAAACCCGGAAACTGACCCGCCAAAGATTGAGACTGAAGTGCTGATTCTGTATCGCATGGATAGTAGCCGCTGTGATATTACGACAGCTATCTACGAGGACGGCACGCTATGCACAGGGGAAAGCCGCTGGGCGTGGTATGATGCCGATAACTTTGACTACGACGAGGAAAAGGACGACTACAAAATTCCGAAGGGCTGGTGGGAAGACCGTCATTTCTGCCCGGATGATGTTTATAACAATGTTGTTGATTTTCCTGTTGTGGGCTGGATGCCCCTGCCGCCGAAGGAGGTTGCACAGAATGGCAATCAACAAGAAAACCCGTGAGGCAGTATACCGAAAGTATGGTGGCCGGTGTGCTTACTGCGGAAGACCTATTGACTACAAAACGATGCAGGTTGACCACTTCCAGCCGCTGAGATCATGGGAAGCTGGGGATCCGGCGGCCAATAACCTTTCCAACCTCATGCCGGCCTGCAGGATGTGCAACCATTATAAGCGGGCACACTCTCTTGAAACCTTCCGCAAGTATATTGCTGAGATTCCACGCAAATTGCGTGAGGATTATATCTACAAAATTGGCGTGGCATACGGAACTGTTATTGAGAATGAAAAGCCAATCGTATTTTACTTTGAAGGTAAGGGATAAAAAGGAAGGAGAAGCAATGAACAATAACGAGGTTACAGAATGGTGTCCCAACTGCGACCATGAAGTCACGATGCGGTGGGATATCCACGCTGACGGCTACAAGGCTTTTTGTCCGTACTGTGGCAATGTCCTGATGCTCTGCGACGAGTGCCTTCACCATGAAGGGAAGAACCGCAGCAAGTGCGATTGGGATGATAAAGCGGGCACCTGCAAGCACAACCCGGGAATAGGCGGAAAGGAGTGAGAAAATGAGCAAAGCCGTGCTTTTGAGCATCCGCCCGAACTGGTGCAAGCTGATAGCCTCCGGTCGAAAGACCGTAGAGGTTCGGAAAAACGAGCCGAAGCTGGACAAGCCGTTTAGATGCTTCATCTACTGCACTATGCCGAATCCTACCCATCAGAAAGACGTAGTGGAGATTGCTGGACATCGCATCAACGGCAAGGTCTGGGCTGAGTTCACCTGCTTCGATATTGAACCTTTTACCACTGACTACCGGGCAGACAAAGAGCAGACCATGCGGATGTCCAAGAAATCCTGCATCAGGTACGAAGATCTGTCGGAATATGAGTGGGCGGCTCACTGCCTTTTCGGTTGGCACATCTCCGACCTGAAGATTTATGACCGGCCGCTCGACCTGCAGGACTTCACAGGCCTGCAAAAGACGAGGTTTGGTCTGCGGCCTGTGGATATCACCCGCCCGCCGCAGAGTTGGTTCTATGTGGAGGAACGGCAATGTATGTGATGAACAAAAAGTGGGATTCAATCATCAACATTGCCCAATGCTCAACCGTGTACATTGGCCCGGAGCATGAAGTAAAGGCCGTTCCCACCGGCGGCGGTGCAGTATATCGTCTGGGTCAGTACGAAACAGCAGAGATTGCCCTTGCGGTGCTGAATGATCTGTATATTCACATTGCGACTGGCTGTACCTATCAGATGCCGAACGATAAGCGGGCGCAGGTGCTGGCCCGGGGCATGAGCGATGAACGACCGGACAAGTTCGCCGGGAATGGTAAGAAAGCGGTGCGCAGAGGTGGTTCGTGATGGAACAGGAGGGGGCATGAGGGCACATTTCGCATATTGGTGCAACGGGCACTGCTTCTGGTGTAAAGACCGGTGGGTGTGCAGCAGCACCAGAAAATTCTTTGGACGCTTGATCGGCTGCAGAAAATGGAGGTGGCGGCGCAATGAAAAATAAGAGCATTCGCCAGGGCAGATTCGATGCCCGGGACAAGGCGGCACAGCTGTTCTGCTGGTGCTTGGTGGTGGCTATGAACCAAGAGGAAGGCATCGGTGCCAGCAGGTTGGAGAAAGCCTGCAATAAGATGGAGGCTTTTCAGGCCCGGTATAAAGGAGCCGTGTTCTTCGGAAGCCGAAAGACGGCCACGGATGCAATGAAAGCTGATCTGGAGGGCATCTGTGATTTTGAGGTGCGGCTTCCGAAGCTGAAAGCACCCCGCAACCGCAGGGAAGAACAGCTGTACATGGCGGAATGTGATGGAGCAGAGATCGCATGGCTCGTTATGGCCTCGACGGTGCATTTGACCTTCGGCTTCGGTGAGAAGCGGCTGTCTCGTCTGAAGCAGGAAGCCATGAAAAACTACGAGCAGTACCTTGGCTGGGTGGTCGAAGGCGGCGAGGACTGGGCCTTGAACAACCTGAAGCGGTGCGTTGAAGCTGCATTGCAGGAGGAACTGACGGTTCTCGACCACTCCCATGATGCACCTACCTACGGCCAGAAGACCGAGGCGGAACGGTATGAGAATATCGCCGCTATTTCGCAGGTCGCATCGAACATGGCGGCAGAGCGGGGCGTTAAGAGGGTCCCGCTGGCCGTTCTGAGCCAAAGTGAGATTTCCCGCCGGATGAAGGCTATCTAAACAAAAAAAGAAGGCCGCTTGCGCAGCCCCCGAAAAATGACAAGTCTATTATACCTGAATTTAGAGATTTTGGCAACGATAGAAGGGAGAATGCGCAATGGATATTCCGGCAGACTTTCAGGCAATCATCAGGGAAACCGCTCGACAGAGCGCAAAAGAAGTCGTGGCAGAGCAGAAGCGTAATGCTGCAGGCCGGTGTGATCGCCGCCTGCGCAATACCAAGCTCTTGCTCAAGAACTATCGGGCGTTCAAGAAGCACTGCACCGGGGCCGTGTACACGGATGAAACCGGGGAGCATGACGGGAAGAAAGAGGAAACAGCGTTGGAACTGCTGGATATGATGCTCCAGAGGGATAATGTGGCCGTTGTTGAGGCTATCCGAACCTCCTGCCGCCGCACCAAGATCATCATCCGGCACATCGACGCAATGCTGGACCTCTATAAAATCTACTGTGAGAAAAGTACCGATATGTCAAAAAAACAGGGGTTTGACATCATCTATGGGATGTACATTTGTGACACGCCGAAAACGGTTGCAAAGCTTGCGATTGAGAAAAACGTGTCTGAACGTCAGATTTACAGATACCATGATTCTGCCGTTGAAACATTATCTGCACTAATATTTGGTATTGACGCTCTTGACACGCTCTGAGACGATGTCAAAAAGATGTCATTTACAAGGCACTTCAAAAGTGGTAAAATAATATCGTAAAATTCTAGCTAAAGGTTATGGCCGTCCGGATTCGCTACCGGGCGGCTATTTTTATACCCGGAAAGGAGGCTGAAAATCGCCGCTCCCCGAATTTTAACCGCAACGCCAGCGGGAAAGAAGGAAAGGGAGAACAATGAATCAGCAAGTACAGTATCAGGATATTTCGCAGATCCATCCGTATGAGAATAATCCCCGGAACAATGAGGCGGCTATTGAGCCGGTAGCCCAGAGCATAAAGAGCTTTGGCTTCAGAGTTCCTATTCTAATCGACCAGAAAGGCACCATCATCGCAGGACACACCCGATACGAAGCCGCAAAACGGCTTGGAATGGATAAAGTGCCCTGCATCCTTGTCGATGACCTGACGGACGCTCAGATTCGGGCCTACCGCATTGCAGACAACAAGGTTTCGGAAGCATCTTCGTGGAATGACGATGTGCTTCGAGCCGAAATGGACGCACTGAAAGCTCTGGACGTAGATCTCAGCAGCACCGGGTTCAATGACGTTGAGCTGGACGGTCTGCTTCGGGATATGGATGATTCCGATTTTGAGGAATTTTTCACAGAGCCTGTTCAACAGCCGCCCAAAGCGACCGACACAAGCCCTGAAGCTGAACCTCAGCAATCTGGACAGCCTGCACCCTATCAGCCTGCTGTGACGCAGCAGGGAGGCTCTAAGCTTATCCAGTGCCCGCACTGCGGAGAATGGTTTGAGACATGAGGCTTTGTCTGGCAGGAACATTCCCGTCAGAGAAAATCGTGAGGGCAAACCGACCGGAATACGTTCTGGAGAGCTTCTACTACATCAAGCCGTGGCAGATCGAGGAAATGCCGAGGTGGAAGATGTTCCTGCTGGACAGCGGGGCGTTCACCTTTATGCACGGAATCGAGGCGTCTTCAAAGCCGGTAGATTGGAACGGATACCTAAGCAGGTACATTGCTTTCATCAACCGGTACGGCATCGAGAACTTCTTCGAGCTGGATGTGGATGCCATCATCGGCTATGACGCTGTAAAGCGCATGAGAGCCCGGCTGGAAGCTGAAACGGGGAAGCAGAGCATTCCTGTCTGGCACAGAACCCGGGGCTTGGACGAGTTCAAGCGGCTGTGCAGGGAATATCCCTACATCGGCATCGGCGGTTTCGCAATCAAGCATATCCGGCCCAGCGAGTACGGCTATATCCGGCGGCTGGTGCAGTATGCAAATGCCTGCGGGGTGCGGGTGCATGGTTTGGGGTACACCAAGAAGGATGCAGCGGACTTCGGTTTCTACAGTGTAGACAGCACGACATGGACAACACAGGTCAATTTCGGCGGGCTGTCTTACTTCAACGGCTCGGAGATGGTAGCAGTCAGACCACCCAAGGGGATGATTGGCATAGACCACCGCATCCGCAGGGAGTATTCTCTGAAGGAATGGCTCAAATATCAGAAATACCTTGATACGAAAGGAAAATGGCGTGAATAAAGACATCGTGTACCGCATCGAGGATGGTATAGACAGAGAGAAAGTTCTCTGCACCACCTACCAGATGCGGAATTTTTATATGCAGTTTCGGGATGGGTTCTTCACCAATCTGGACGTGATGAACTACATCCAGCACCTTGCGGCCGCACACATGGCAAAGAAAGGCATGAATGTGCTGGACGTTTGCTGTGGCCGCTCCCTGATGCTTCCGCTTCTGCGCTACTACGCAAAGGATATCGCATCCTACACCGGCGTAGACATCAGCAAGGCGAATATCAAGGAGGCGATGCGGGGTGCAACTGCGAAGAATCTGCACCCCAAGGATCTTGCATCCTATTATCCGTTCAAGGTTGGCTGGAAGCTCGGCAACGTGGCTGAGATGTCTAAGGTCATCCCGGCGGATTTTGCGGATTTCGTGATTTACACCTCTGCCATCGAACATATGCACCCGGACGATGGCGCAAAGAGCCTTGTGGAGTGCTACAAGGTGATGAAACCGGGTGCAAAGATGTTCCTCTCCTGCCCGAACACCCCGGGCAACGGCTATAACACCCAGTACCGGGCCCATGTCTATGAGTGGGGGTATGATGAACTGAAGGCGAAGCTGGCCGAGATCGGGTTCAGCATCGTGCAGGAAGTTGGCTTGGTGAGCAGCGTCCGGGAAATGGATGACTTCTACGCCAAGCAGGAACCGGCCCTGCGGGATTTCTACACCAGAATGAAATCCTATGTGCCGGCAGCGTTCCTTACGGCGTTTATGGCGATCCCGTTCCCCCGTGAAGCAAAGGAGCTGCTGTTCATCGTTCAGAAGCCGAAAGGAGAGAGCATCAATGCCTAAGTTCCAAAACAGCTATTCCGTACAGAAAATCGTTTACAAGCAGAAATGCCGGTGCTTCTGCCCCATCGGGAAGGCTGACTACACCAACGAGTTCACGGTCATCATCGAACCGGAGGACGCACCGAACGGGATGATCCCGGACTACTGCGAAATCGACAAGTTCATCCGGGAGAGCTTGGAAGGTGAAAGCCTCGTCATTGAGGAAGCGGCCTATAAGCTGAAGCAGAAAATCGTTGAGGACGTGCATCCCCGCAAGGTCACAGTCGAATCGGCAGTGAATGATGCAGTTCACGGCAATGTGGTCGTTACGGTGTAAAGGGGGCGGGGAAATAATGAAAAACACCAAAACTCTTTGCCAGACGGCGGTCGTGGCAGCCCTGTACGTCGCCTTGACGACACTGAATCCCCTATCGTGGGGTGCAATCCAGTTCCGGGTAGCCAATATGCTCTGTGCGCTTCCGTTCAGAGATAAGCGGTACGCCCCGGCGGTGCTGCTCGGCATTGCGCTTGCTAACGCAATGAGCCCCTTCGGACCGGTGGATGCAGTCTTTGGCCTGATGGCTGAAGGTACTGCATACGCACTGGTGGTCTGGGGGCCGTGGAAAAATATGGGGAATCTGTGGAAAGCAACCATACTCTCTCTGAGTGTGGCCCTTTTCATTGGGCTGGAACTGTACCTGATGGTGGGTGCGCCGTTCTGGTTGACGGCAGCGGGCTTGTTCGTCGGCACATTTCTGGCCGTCGAAACCGGCAATATGATGATTTCTAAAACCGCTCTTGCAAGGATTGTGTAAGAGAGGGGCGCGGCGTCGGCTCTGCAAAGGGTCGGCGCATTTTTTGTAGGACAACACAATCGTCCGGCCTGACCGCCGGGCCAAAACATAAAAAAGGATAGTGGTGGCGATGTAGATGGAAACGCGAGATAAGGCGTTCACCCTATATAAAAAGGGTATGGGATGCACCGAGATCGCAAAGAAGCTGGGGGTCTCACTGAACACGGTGAAGTCTTGGCAGAAGCGGTATTGGAAGGATGCAGAATCTGCACCCCAGAAGCGCACCCGGGCGCACCCAAAGGGTGCATCCTCAAAACGCACCCCACAGAATCCAGAAGTGCAGCCCGAAAAGAAGCAGAACCGGTGCGGTGCGCCGAAGGGAAATGTCAATGCTGTCGGCAACCATGGGGGTGCGCCGCCGGGCAACCAAAACGCCCTGAAGCACGGCGGGTGGTCCGCTGTGATGTTCGGCAACTGGCAGGAAGAAAACCGGAAGGCCATTGAGGAATGCACCAAGGCGGTGGATGCCGAAGACCTTCTGGTGCAGGAACTCCAGCTGTTGACGGCCCGGGAAGCTTTTTTCATGGCGAGAATCGCCCACTTCGAGGAAAAGAAAACCCACGTCCAGATGGTGCATACCTCGAAATCGTCAAGGGCCTTCACCCGTCTGGACGAGGATAAAGAAAAAGAAGAATCGGACAAAAGGGAGTACATCGAGCGTCAGGATGCGAAGGTGGCAAAGGGCGAGCGGCTTCCAGGAACAGAGGTGAACACCTCGACGACCGTTGAAGCTGGGTATCTCGTTGTGGAGCGGCTGGAACGACTATTGACGGATGTGCAGAAACAAAAGTCCAAGGTCATCCAGCAGCTTGCAGACCTGCGCCGCCTGAGCAACAGCGGCAAAAATGAGCTTGTCGATGACTGGGTAGCGGCGGTCGAAGCGGCAGATGGTGCGGAGGTGGAGGACGATGACGAACCGACGTGAAGTCTTTGCCCGGCGGGTTCCGCTCTACCGCAAAGACCCGTGCCGATTCTTCGCAGAGGTGACGGGGTTTGCCCCTGATCCGTGGCAGAAGGAAGCGGCTACGGCCATTGCACAGCACCGCAAGGTCACGATTCGTTCCGGCCAAGGTGTTGGCAAGACAGCATTTGAAGCAAATCTGGTGCTGTGGTTCCTGTCCTGCTTCTCTTATCCCCGTGTGGTATGCACGGCTCCTACCCGCCAGCAGTTGAACGATGTCCTCTGGGCTGAAATTGCCAAATGGCAGGAGCGCAGCCCTCTGCTTCAGGGAATGCTGGTATGGACAAAGACCCGTGTCTACATGAAGGGCCACGAGAAGCGGTGGTTTGCCGTTGCTCGTACCGCAACGAAGCCGGAGAATATGCAGGGCTTCCACGAAGACAATATGCTTTTCGTGGTGGATGAGGCTTCCGGTGTTGCAGACCCCATCATGGAGGCCATACAGGGCACATTGTCCGGTGATAACAACCGGCTTCTGATGTGCGGCAACCCAACGCAGAACACGGGCACGTTCCATGATTCGCATACCATCGACAGCCAGTCATACTACTGCATGAAGGTATCCAGCCGGGACAGCCCTCGTACCAACAAGCAGAACATTGCCGACCTTGAGCGGAAGTTCGGGAAGGACAGCAATGTTGTCCGGGTTCGTGTGGACGGTGAGTTCCCCGAGAATGAAGATGACGTTTTCATTCCGATGGCACTTGCCACTAAAGCGGTCAATACTGAACCGCTTCCGCACAGCACCCCGGCCAGAATCTCTATTGGATGCGACGTGGCCCGCTTCGGCAACGACGATACTGCAATTGCGGTGAATATCGACTGGGATATCCAAAAGCTCCTGACCCGCCACGGCCAAGACCTGTATGCCACGGCGGACGATATCATTGCAAAGTACAAGGCCCTGCGGGAGCAATACCCGCAGTACCGGGGCATGATCTATGCCATCATCGATGACACGGGCGTGGGCGGCGGCGTGACGGACATCCTCAACCGGGAGAAGGTTCGGCAAAAGCTGAACCGGCTCATGGTCGTTCCGGTGAACTTCTCGTCGGCCGTGCCTGACAAGGAAGCCGCCGGGCGTTATGCGGATATCGCAACATGGATGTGGGCCGTTCTGAGGGATATGGCGACTGCGGGAACCCTGCACCTGCCAGACGATTCTACCCTGATTGGTCAGCTGACTACTCGAAAATACATCTTCAGCGGCGCACCTGCAAAGCTGAAGCTCGAAAGCAAAGAGGTTATGAAAAAGCGTGGATTAACCAGCCCCGACCGGGCTGATGCCGTGGCTCTTGCTCTGTATGAGGGCGGTGTCTTCGATATCCGCACCCTGATAGCATAACCGGAAAGGAGATAAGGTGAAGAAAGTAAAAACCGGCAAAATCAAATCCCAGCTGCGACTTGACGGCTATTACAACGTGCTGAACAAGTACGGCACCCAGCACGATAGCACCGAATATTATCGCTGGGCTTCCGGTGAAGCAGTGAGTGACACGGAACTCGCTGACCTGTATGACAGCAACGGTTTGTTCAGCACCATCATTGATGCCCCGGCGGATGATGCCACCAAGAATGGCATTGACCTTGGCATCAAGGACAAGGACTTGCAGAAGAAGCTGGAAGACCATCTGCAGACCATTCATTACCAGAGCAATTTGGCGAAAGCATTGAAGTGGACCCGCCTGTTTGGTGGGTCCGCTGTCGTTATGCTGGTCGATGATGGTCGGCTCCTGCAGGAACCGCTGAACTGGCGGGATGTGCATGGAGTGGAAGAACTGCTGGTATACGGCCGGGATCAGATGTATCCGCTGTGGGTCAACGGCTACGACAACAACCCTGCCGACGAGGACTACCGCAAGGGCGGCACCGGCGTTCCTGAGTATTATCAGGTGAACAGCGTCTACGGAAACTACGTTGTACACTCATCCCGATGCCTTGTGTTCCGAAACTCCGAAATCCCGGAAAGCTCCAGCATGGCAAACCTCTACCGGACGTGGGGCATCCCGGAGTATATGCGGATTCGTGAGGAATTGCGAAATGCCAGCATCGGCCCCGGCTATTCCATTCGGCTGCTGGAGCGGCTGTCACTGGCAACCTACAAGATGAAGAATCTCGCCAACGTGCTTTCCACTGTGGAGGGCGAGGAAGCCGTACTCCGCCGCATGGAAATGCTCGACTTGGCCCGGAACCTGCTGAACATGGTATTCATTGATGCAGACGGCGAGGATGTGGGAATTCAATCCCTGTCCGTTGCCGGCGTAAAGGATATTCTGGACAACGCCTGTGCGATGCTGTCTGCTGTGAGCCATATCCCGCAGACGAGGCTTTTCGGACGTTCCCCGGCGGGCGAAAACGCAACCGGCGAGGGCGACCTTGAGAATTACAAGGAAGCCGTCGGCAACATCCAGTCGGGCGACCTTCGTGACAACACCCGGACGCTCGTGGAGCTGATTCTGCGGGGAATGGTCTGGAACAGGGAAATCGACGAAATCCCAGAGTACACCATCACCTACAAGAGCGCATGGAGCCTTTCCGATGATGAAAAGGCGGCGCAGGACCAGACCGTGGCAGCGGCACAGCTTGCGCGGGCGCAGACTGCGGCCGCTTACGTTACAGCTGGGATTCTTGAAACCCCGGAGGTCCGCCGCTCGTTGGCGAAAGATGAGCAGTTCGACCCGGAGAACATCCTCACGGAAGAAGATGTGGAGCAGGACTGGGGCCTTGGCAATGCCGCCCCGGTTCAGACCGTTCTCGGCAACACTCCGCAGAATCCCCTCGTCACGGACGAGAATGACTGTGGGTATGTGGCCGGGTTTGTGCTGATTGGTGACAAAATCCTCTGCGGCCTTCGGTCGGACGGTCAAGGCTGGTGCGGCCCCGGAGGGCACATTGAGCCGGGTGAAACCCCAAGTACAGCGTTCCGCCGGGAAGCCGCCGAAGAGTTCAACATCACAGTGGGGGATATTACATACCTCGGCAACTGCGCAGGAAAGCCTGATGAAGTGCTTCAGGTCCAAATCTACCGGGTGAATGACTTCAGCGGTCAGCCCCGGTGCGATCAGGTGGAGATGTTCAGCGCGTCGCTGTTCACCGCAGAGCAGATTCTCAAACAGGATGTGCCCGGCGGTCTGGTGTTTGACCCCTTCCGCAGAAGCGTTGAGATGTACCTCGATCAGCTGGGCCTGACGCTGGACGACTACGATGAGAGTAAGCATAGCCGGGATGAAAAGGGCAGATTCTCCAGCACCGGCGGCTCGTCTGGAAGTGTCGAAAAATCAACGGTGACAAAGCCAAAAGAATCTGGTAAAATAAGCACAGAAGATGTCCCAGCGAGTGTGGCACGGATTCTCAAGGCTCGGGATGCCAGGATGAAGCAGAAAACAAAGTATGCTCCCTCTAAGCAGCGCAAGACCGCAAAGGTCAAAATGAGCCCTAAGAAGTATGCACAGCTCTGCGGAACATATATGACAAGGTATCCCGGACTGAAGCCGGAGGACGGCACCAAAACGGCTTTTGATGAAAACAACATCTACCGGGCGCAGGCTGATGGATTTGGTGGTGCGGATGTGAAATCTCGTGTGAGAATCACCCATGCCAAGAAAAAGCCGAAAAAGTAAGGAGAGCAACATGGAAAAAGAACCGGAATATGTGGAATGGTTGCGTGAGCATTACACCCCGGCGGATGATGCTGAGTACGAAGAAGAAGCAGATTTCCTCTGGATGCTGAACGCCCCTGAACAGTGTCACGTTGAAGACGAAGTTCTGGAGTACATGAAGGCGCACCCGGATGCCAGTTTGAAAGATCTGGTTAACTTCTTTGATTCTCTGTTCCCCGATGGAATCCCTGAAGAATTTCAGGCTCCCGAGGAAGATGATGAATAAAGGGGTGGTGCCAGATGGATAACTTCCGTGTGATTTATCGGATTCTGCGATATCTGGAAAAGGCTATGGATTACGATGAGCCTGATATGACGTGCATTTCTGCAGAGGCACTGAAGCTTACGGATCATCGTTGGCTGATGGTGATGGAGATGCTTTCTAAGGAAGGTTATATCGACGGCCTCTCTGTTCAGAGGGGTATTGATGGAAGCGTCGTGATTTCCAGTTCCACGCCGCGTATCACGTTGAAAGGGCTGGAGTACCTGCAGGAAAATTCGCTGATGAAAAAAGCTGCAGAACTTGCAAAAGGTGTAGCTGACATCATCACCTAAGAATTGAACAGAACAGAACACAGCAAAGAGCGATGGGTGACCACCGCTCTTTTTTATTTGCAGCCATAGTGTTAGAGGCTAACACGCCTGCCTTCCAAGCAGGAGAGGCGGGTTCGATTCCCGCTGGCTGCTCCATATCGAGGATTCGCCAAGCGGTAAGGCAAGGGCCTTTGACTCCCTCATCGCCGGTTCGACCCCGGTATCCTCGATTTGTGCTGGCGTAGCTCAAATGGCAGAGCGGCCGATTTGTAATCGGCGGGTTGCGGGTTCAACTCCCACCGCCAGCCCCAATTGCCGTACACCGTAATCGGCACCCCGATGGCACATGGGAACTCAGATGTTCCCAACAGAAGCTGTGAGATGAACCTCTGACTGCTCATGGACGGTCAGACGCGGTTTATCGCATCCCGCGCTCCTTTTCATCTTGCAATAGTCGGATGCGCTGTAAGCACATGACTGTGCTGTGTGCCATGAAATCCAAGGCCCCGCTTGCCTTTATGGTCGGCGGGGCTTTTTCCATGCAGAGAGAGCGAAAGCTCAGAAAGATAGAGGTGCTTTATGCCAGTTAGAAACAAAGGCCCCGACCTGAGGGGCTTCCAGAGAAGGATTGCGAAGGTCGAGCCGGACTACCCGCAGCGGGCCGAAAGCAAAATCCGTGCCATTGAGAACCGGCGGCTGAGGGAATTGCAAAAGGTCGTCCGGGAATCCATGCCGGAGATCCTGAGAATCGTTGCGGAAGAACAGAACGGCTCCGATGGCATCCGGCAGGATGGATACAGCGATATGGTTCGGCGTATCCGCAACAGGTTCCGCATCATGCGTGACCTGTTCAACCGCCGCCTGAAAGCAGACCCGCTGGAACGGGATGTGAAGTGGTGCGCAGATTACACCGACCGACGCCAGCTTGAAGCATGGCAGAGAAGTGTAAGAGCGACACTGGGAATCGACATCCGGGCGGATTTCTTTCTGGGTAAAGAGTATGACCGGATGCTTTCCAAATGGGCGAAGCAGAATGTCAGCTTCATTACCAGCATCGAGCAGGACTGCTTTGACGAGATGGAGGCCGTTATTGTGGAAGGCTTCACAAAGGGGCGCACCCCGGCGGCTATCTCGTCTGAGATCCAGAACAGGTTCGATGTCACAAAATCGAAAGCCAATTTGCTGGCCAGAGACCAGATTGGCACACTGAACGCAGACCTGACCCGTGCCCGGCAGGAATCCGCAGGGGTCAAGGAGTACGTTTGGAGTTCATCGGGCGACGAACGTGTACGTGAGTGCCACCGTGAGCTTGACGGAAGGACGTTTCGTTATGATGACCCGCCGGCAATGTGGTACATGACGAAGCACGGAAAGGTGTACAGCGGTCGGCACTGCAACCCGGGAGAGGATTACCAATGCCGCTGTGTGGCAAAGCCGGTTTTTGATTTTGAGAAGCTGAACAGAGAAGCCTTCAAGGAGAAGAAATGAGTACAAAGAACTCACCTCAAGTCCTCAAGAGCGAGATGCGCACGGACAGCGTGGCTGTCGGCGATGATCGGTACAGCTCTGAGGGCTATTTTTATGACTCCCCGATTCTGACCCGGACCGGCATTTTCCCTTACCATCTTGAGGATGGCACGATTCGGAGGGAGCTTCGCCGCCCGGAAGATGTTTTCGACCCGGACAGCCTTGCAAGCTATGAGGGAAAGCCGGTCATCATCACGCACGATGCACGCTCGGTGGACACCGACAACGTCCGCAGAGAGGAAGTCGGCTGTATCCTGACCCCCGGCCAGCAGGACGGCGAAACCGTTCGGGCCAAAATCGTTCTGCATGACCCCACGGCCGTGAAAGCCTCGGGTCTGCGGGAACTTTCGCTTGGGTATTACCAAGATCTTATTATGCAACCCGGAGAATGGGAAGGACAGCCGTATGATGCTATCCAGACCAATATCCGTGTGAACCACCTCGCTCTGGTCGCTGTCGCCCGGGCCGGGGAGGATGCAAGACTGAACATGGCCAGCCAAGACGATGGAGGTATGAAACCTATGGACGAGAACGAGAAGAAGACCACGGAGACTATGGATGACGAGAACGCTGTGGTGGACCCCAACAAGCAGACCGAGGATGACGATGCCGTGGTGAGTGCGCCCAGTGCGCCCCCTAACATTGACCCCGAGGCCTTCAAGGTGGCAATGCAGGCGTATATGGCTGCGATCGCTGGCGGCACCGCAGATGACGGCAACGACCCTGCAAGCGGCGATGATCCCAATAAGCCGACCGAGGATGAGGGCGACGATGCAACGACCCCGGACGTTCTGGCCGACATTACTGCCCGCCGTGACGCTATGGAGGACGGCCCTGCCAAGGACGACATCAACACCCTGCTGTCCATGCTGGATGCCGCAAATGCCCGTGCGGATGCGGCAGAGGACGACACCAAGCCCACCGAGGACGGGGATGACTGCTCTGATAACCAGTTGAACCACGACAGTGCGGATGCCATTGCCGCACAGGTCAGCCAGCGGGTGAATCTGTGCCGTCTGGGTGACAAGCTGCATCTGAGCGGCATGGAGACCCTGCCGGTGATGCAGGCAAAGAAAAAGGTCATCAAGGCCGTCATCCCGGGTATGCGTCTGGATGGTAAGAGCAATGCCTACATCAATGCGGCGTTTGACATTGCGAAGGACAAGGTCAATGGCCGCAAGACCGTGAACGACCAGCGTAAGCAGGTCTTCAATGTGGATTCCGCAAATGCGGCCTGCCGTCAGGGGCAGAACCAGAAGTATGATCCTGATGCCGCTCGCAACAAGATGATTCAGCGTCACGCTGCTGAGAAGGAGGACTAAGACTATGAGTATGGCAGTTCAGACCACCTATGGCGAGCCGAGCCGGGGGATGCCCGGTATGCTGTATGACCGTGCGGATTATACCGCGGTCACCCGGCGCAATGGTGCGGACACCGGCAAGCTGTTCTTCGGCTGCGGCGTGGTGCAGGGCACCGACCCCGGCCGTGAAATTGCTCTGCCCGCTACCGGTGCAACAGCGGATAAGTTCGAGGGCGTTGTGATGTATAGCGCAAACGTCGAGATGGACGATTACGGTGCCGTGCGGCTGGAGAAGAACCAGATCCTTGATGTCTGTCAGGCTGGTAAGCTCTGGGTTCAGCTGGCGGATTCCGCCGAGCCGAAGTACGGCGATGCGGTGTATCTCGTCATTACCGGCGATGATGCCGGCAAGTTCACCCCGACCGCAGTCAAAGACACCAACATCGCAATCAAGGCACGTTTCCTGGGATCCGCCGTGAACGGCATCGCACCCGCCCAGTTCTATGATGTGCCGCAGGTGTAAGGAGGATAAGGAATATGGCAAAGTTTAACGCAAACGACCCCAACAACGGTTACAGTAAGGAAGACCGCACTGCGCTGGAGACCAAGTGCGCAGCCCTGATCGGCCGGGCCTTCCGGAACCCTTTCCCGGGCCTGCGTCTGGATGCGGCGGATAACGCTGGCATCTTCTTCGCAAAGCAGCTGGCCTACGTCAAGTCCAAGGCATACGACAAGGAGTTCCCGGAGCTGACCGGCCTGAAGCTTTTCCCTCAGACCAGCGAGGTGGACGAGGGTGCGATGTATATGGAGTACTACTCCTATGAGCCTGTGGGCTTCGCAGACATCATCGCCAACTATGCCAGCGACCTGCCCCGTGTCGATGTGAAGGGTACTCCCCATCGTGCGGAGATCGTTGGTATCGGCAACAGCTACGGCTACAACGTGCAGGAGCTTCGTGCCTGCCGACGCAATGCCCTGCTGGGTACCATGAAGCCCCTCGATGCCGCTCGTGCAGAAGCCGCCCGCCGTGCTTATGATATCAAGATTAACCATCTGATCTGGCACGGCGACGAGAAGACCGGCATCATCGGTGTGCTGTCTTCCGGCAATAACATTCCCGTCTACACCCTGACGAATGGTGCAGGAGGTAAGGCTGACTGGGCCAGCAAGACTGCGGACGAGATCGCCGCTGACGTCGCCGGTATGCTGAACTACATCGACACCCTGACACAGGGCGTTGAGCATCCGGACAGCTGGGCGATGCCGAATGACCTGTACACCTCCCTGAACCTGCGCCGTATCGACGGTACCGGTGAATCCGTGCTGTCCTACATCAAGAACCACACCCCGCAGATCGTGAACTGGGAGGTCGCTGGTGAGCTGTCCAAATCCAACACGGACTATAATTCCACTGGCAAGAACATCGGTCTCCTGTACACAAAGGATGCGGAGAAGATGGCCCACGAGGTTCCTCTGGCCTTCCTGCAGCACGCCCCGCAGGAGCGCAATCTGGAGATGGTCATCAACTGCGAGGGCCGTGATGCGGGCATGGTGATTCCTTACCCGCTGTCCGCCTGTCTGGTTTACGGTCTGTAAGGAGGATGCGTTATGGTTGAAATCAAAAACATCAGCGTGAAGCCTATCTGCATCGGCGGCGTGTCCCTGCTGCCGGGCAAGAGCAACACCGTTGAGGATGCTTTCATGGATGCCGTCAACTTCTACGTTGATATGGGCTTCGTGGAGATCCAGAAGAAGAAAAACACCCGTGCGACCCGCAGCGGCAAGGCTGTGGACAGCGACCCCCCTGCCGATGAAAGCCCGGCGGGTGAATCCTGATGGATTCCGAAAACGAGGCCATTGTCAAGATCGTCAAAATGGTCGGGACCGAGTTCAAGGATATGGACGATGATGAAATTGAAGCATGGGTCATGCTTCAGAAACCCGTCATCTCCCCGAAGAAGTTCGGCTCCGAATACAATCTGGCGGTGGCTTTGCTGGCCTGTCATGCTATGAAGATGGCGGGCCATGGGGACACGTCGATGGGCTCTCTTGCCAGTACCGGGCGAATTGCCAGCATATCGGAGGGCGGCGAAAGCATCTCTTTCGCTACCACGACGGCGGGCACGTCCGGGGATGCTGAGTATCAGCTGACATCTTATGGGATGCAGTTCATCTCCATCCGGCAGAGGCACATTATCCCCATTATGATTCGTTGAGCAAGAGGGAGGGTTGTGGAGTGGAACTTGCGAACGAATTAGGGCTTGACCTTACACCGAATGGGCTTGCAGAGATGTCCAGACTGGATGCGCTGTCCGAGATGGTAATTGAGGTCGGCTACCAGTCAAATCAGTCTGCCGGTGACGGCGAGACCAGCATGGCAGAGGTGGCCTACTGGAACCACTACGGGACAGTGCATAAGGATGGGTCTGTGATGATTCCTGCCCGGCCGTTCATGGACGAACTGGAAAAGCACAAAGAGGATCTGTCGAATTTCTCCGGTCAGGCTCTTGCAAACCTGCCGACGGCGGAGAGCGTCGCTGAGGCCATCGGTTCACAGGCAAAGTCGATGATTCAGGATGCCATAAAAGACGGAAATTGGGCTGCGAATGCGCCTATAACCGTCGAGGGTGGCTGGATGATGAACGAGTATGGCAGAAATGGTCCGGTTCCGGTTCATGTCAAGGGAAAGGGTTCTTCCAAGCCATTGATTGACACAGGTGCGCTGCGCCAGAACTGCCAGTTTGTTGTGAAGAAAGGCGGCTCCAAATGAACATTTTCAAGCGACCGTATACAGTGCGACGCTATGGGAAGGTCGATTGGAACGATGAGGATCTGACCGAAGAATACTCGGATATGCAGCTGATGCTTGATGTTCAGGCCAAGACAAGAACCAATGGAGATGCTGTGGAAGGCCAGAGTATGCAGGCGAAGCTGACGGTGTACAGCGACGTCGAGCTGTTTCCTGCGGAGCCGGGTCAGCAGTCGAGCGGTGACCGGCTGTTCTATATGGGGCACTGGTACGTCTGCAAATCGGCGGTTTACTGGGGCAATACCATGCTGAAGCACTGGATCGCAGAGTTTGAGGGTGTCGAAGGAGAGGGGGAATAGCGGATGACGGCAGATGAGTGCAGACTGATTTTGAAGCAGATCTTCAAAAAGCTGTACCCGAACTGCACCGTTCAGGACAGCTACCCGGGAGATCTTCCGAGGCCCCCGCTCCCTTACATCGTGCTGGATTTTGGCCGGGTGGACACTCAGAAGGTGGATTCATCGTTCAATGGGAAGGACGGAATTCTCTATCAAAGCTGGCATCAAAGTATGCCGCTGACGGTAGAGCTGGTCTCCAGCAGCAAGACGAAACATACCGATAAGGAAAAGCTGACCTCAAGGTCTACGGTCGTCGATGATCTGGTGCAGGCAGTGCTTTTCTTCCAAAGCCCAATGGCAAGGGATAAGATGCTGACATTGAACATGGCGGTATCCGAATCCTCAAGCCCTGAAAGAATCTATAACGGCGGGTCTGGCGTTGAGCGGGCCCGCTGTTCTTTTTTAATCGACTTCACATTGAACTCGAAGGAATATGCTGCACTGCACCCGCTGGAAGGGGAGTATTTCGATACGCACCCGACCAAGGCATCGAAAGAAATCGCAGACATGGAAGCAGGCTACTTTGAGTCGGTGGAGATACAGTTTGAACTTGATAAAGGAGAGAAAACTTAATGAATATCGACCAAATCATTCAGTGTGATATCGTGATCTCCGAATCTATGACGATTGAGGGCGGCTATGACAGCACCCTGATCGTCGGCCCGCTTCCGGCCAATGCTTCCGACCACACGACCCCGGATGTCAGCGTCTACAGCAACACAGACGAGCTGAAGGATGCCGGATTCACTGTGGATGACCCGGTGTACATTGCCGTGCAGAAGTATTTCTCCCAGTCTCCGCGGCCGAAAGAGGTCTATGTGGCTGTGCAGAAACAGCCGTCCGGCGCAACGGAGGGCGTGGATGTTACGCTGGACAGAGCAAACGCAACGTCCGGCTGGTATGCGGTCTGCCCGGCGGGGATTGCAGAGGATAAGCTGCAGAAGATCGCAGACTGGGTTGAAGCAAACACCAAGATGTGCATTGCGGAAACCACGAGCCTGTCTGCAAGCCCGATTTCGGAGGGTATGTCCAGAACTGCTGTGATTCATGCTTCCGCCGAGAATGACTGTGCAAATGCGGCCTATCTGGGACGGTTCCTCTCTTATACCCCCGGTTCCGAATCGTGGCAGTATAAGAGCCTGAATGCGATTGAATCCCAGCCGCTGTCCAATGCCGAGACCAAGGCACTGGAAGCCAAGAATGTTTCCTTCTACACGAAGCTGGCAGGAAAGCCGGTGGTCGTTGGCGGCAAAATGTCCAACGGCGAGTGGATCGACACGATTCGCTTCTGTGACTGGCTCAAAACCCAGATCCAGCAGGAACTTATCAACCTGCTGCTGGAGTACCCCAAAATCCCGTACACGACAGAGGGCGCAACGCTCGTCGAGAGTGCAGTCCGGAAGGCTTTGGACAAGGGCGTGAAGGCGGGCGGCATCGCAAAGCCTGAGGTCAAGGATGATGAAGTGCTTCCTTCGTACACCATCACGATTCCGGCCATGTCTGAACTGGATTCGGCAACCCGCAGGACACGCAAGCTGACCGGCATCAAATGGGTGGCACGGCTCGCCGGAGCCATTACCGCATTCGGTGTGGGCGGCACGGTCAACTACTAAGGAGTGTAGGCTATGAGAAAAGATGTGCATACATATAGTGCTTCGTTCATCATTGCGGCATTGGGCGCACACATCGTCAGCGGCTACGCAAAGGATTCCTTCGTTTCCATTGCCCCGCTGGGTGACGGTGTGACAGATGAATCCGGTGCGGATGGCGAGGTCGTTGTCAGCATCTCGCAGGACCCCCGCTATGAGGTCAAGCTGACGCTGGTATACGGCAGTGCAACCAACGATTGGCTGCTTGCAAAGTACCGCCTGAACCAGCAGTCGCCCGGATCCGGTTTCTTCCCGATTCTGATTAAGGATTTGGGAGACGGTCCGATTCTGTCTGCTGAAACCGCATGGGTCACAAAGCCCGCAAACGTTGCGAACGGTGCGACCGCCGGCACTCAGGAGTGGACCCTGCACTGTGTTGGCGAACTGACCCCGCAGTAAGGAGGAAGCATAAATGAAACTGAAACGTATGACCTCGCAGGAGGTTCCCATCGGAGAAGAAGTGTTCCATGTGCGGCCTCTGGCCGCTATGGATTCCGCACAGGTTTTTGGCGATGTCACATCGGTCATCCTGCCGATTGCCGGTGTCGTGGCGATTTCGTCCGGCGACGAGGAAGAACGGAAAAGCTCGGTTGAACTGGATATGTTCAAGGGTTTCAATCTGGACACCGAATCCCTGATGACGGCCCTCGGCAAAATTGATGGCCGTCAGGTGACCCGCCTGATGTCTGAACTGTTGCTGGAACACAGCAACGTGTCCTTCCTGGATACAGACCAGTCTCCGGCGGTATGGCGTCCTATGCTCAAGGCCGACTTTGACGAGCTTTTCTGCATGGACCTGCTGGGAGCGTTCCGCCTGTGTCTGGCGGTCATCAAGCAGAACTACTCGAATTTTTTCTCCGATATGAGCACCCTTTTTGGCGGCCATGTGAAAGTGTCGAAGGGGGCTCAATCGAAGACTACGGAGAACTCGACCGAGAGCGCATAAACGACCTCGAATGGATCATGTTCACGCTCATTCGAGAGGGAAAGGCATCAATGAGTGAACTGAAATCGGTTTACACGCTGGATGAAGCACTCCTGCTCTATGACATGATGCGGATGCAGAGTGACATTGAGCAGATAGACCTCAAGCGTCAGAGGGAGAAGGAAGGTGAGTAAGTGGCGGCGAAGGAAACGGTAATCGGAAAGTTCGTGAACCAGATCCTGTTCAAGGTTGACCCCAACAGCGTGAAACAGGCCCAGCAGACCGTCACGAGCTTCAAACAGTTTGCAACGAAAACTCTTGGGGCCCTTGGCATTGGTCTGTCTCTGGCCTTCCTGCGGGGCCTCACAGAGGAATTTGGGGGCATCAACGACCAAATCAACAGTGCGACCGAGGGGCTGGGAAATCAGGTCGAGATTCAAAAGAAAATCCTGAAAGCCGCTCAGGACTGCCGCGAAACCTACGGCTCCATGGCTGACTACACCACAGAGTTGGTACAGAAAAACCAGAACCTTTTCCCGGTGGACGATGCGGTGCGCTTTGCATCCATCATTGAAAAGCTGGAAAAAGGAGCCGGAAAGGAAAAGAACATCGGAACGTCCATGTCGCTGATGACAAAGGCGGCAGGTTCTGGAAAGATGGATAAAACGAGTTTTGCTCAGTTGAACGAGAAGGCTCCGGAAGTCGTGCAAGTTCTGGAACTTTCACTCGGAAAGAGCAAGGCGCAGCTGGAGAGCATGGCTACGGCCGGAACCCTCACGGCCAAAACCATCAAGGAAGCGTTCTTCAACGCTGAAACCGATATCCAGAAAAAGTTCGACAATCTGGATCTCAGCATTACGGATGCCCTGACGCACATTCGCAACGGCTGGGGATACTGGATTGAGCAAATCGATTCGACCTACAAGATCACCGATAAGGTGTCGAGGTTCATCATCGAAGTCAGCGACAAATGCCTGAGCAAGGCCAAGCAGCTGACGGATTGGCTCGACAAGGCGGCTGAGAAGCTGGGAGGGCATGAGAAAATCCTGAAGTTCATCGCTCTGGCTGCGGCTTCGATTTTCCTTGCGATGAACGGCGGAAAGATTCTGATCTTCTTGCAAGGTGCGCTGGGGCTTTTGAAGGGCATCAATACGCACACTGCCTTGGCTGCAGCAAAGTGGCTTCTGCTTTTCCTTGTTATTGAGGATCTCTTTACATTCCTGCAGGGCGGTGACAGCATCATCGGGCGGCTCCTTGAGGATGTCGGCGTCGATGTAGATAAGCTGCGTGAGAACATCCACAATTTCTTTGAGGATGCCAAGGCGTTCGGCGGCGAGGCACTTGATGCACTGCGCCAATTCTGGGAAGAACACGGTCAAGCGGTAGTTGGGGTCCTTCAATGGCTCTGGGGCGTGGCGGTTGCGCTGATTCAGGTCGTGCTGGGGCTTTTCCACGGGGTCTTGGATGACAGCAGCGAAGCATGGAATGATTTCCTGACGGGTCTGGATAACCTCGGAGCGGCCGTATTCGGCTCTCTGTGGGATCCGATGAAAGAATCGGCACAGGCACTCTGGGACTGGCTGACGGGCTTCTTTGACTGGATCGGCGACCGGGTGGAGCAGATTCGTGGAGCATGGACGGCGGTTAAGAATTTCTTTACCGGTGGAAGCTCAGAGGATGAGCAGGACACAGATAAAACGGATTCTACCAAGACACGCTCCAGCAAGTGGGGCGGGGCCGGGCGAAGCAAATCGTCCGACACGGACAGCAAGAAGGCCGTGAGCGGCTTTGTGAGTGCAGGTCAGGCGGCTTCGAGCAAGACTGTCAATGCCCCGGTCAGCCGCTCCACGAAGAACATCACCGTCCGGCAGGAGAACAACCAAAAGTATACGTTCCAAGTTTCCGACCGTCAGGCGGCAGATAAGCTCCAGCGGGAGGTCAGTACGCAGGGAACGCAGTCCGCAAATCAGCTGGCCCACACATTGAATTTCGGAGGGTGATTGCATGAAGGCAACGAAACCGGCGACGCTGGGAACATTGGAATTTGATGCGATCATTTCCCGCACGGAATCCATGGAGAGCGAGATCCCGAGCTATGCGACCGAGGATGGCTATTCCGCCAGCGATAATATCTGTCTGAAGCCGGTCACTCTGGACATCGAGGGAGTGCTTTCAAATGCACCTGTGACGTGGGCGAAAGAGCATACACCCTCTGCCAGCCGTGTCGAAATGGTCTGCGAAGAATTCAGGAAGCTCTGGATGTCTCGGGCTATTGTGACATTCACGGCGGGCGGTGATGTCTACGAAAATATGTGCATCGAAAGTATCTCGCTCCCTCGTAAGGTCGAGTATGGCTGTGATGTTCATGTTCCGATGACCCTGAAACAAATCACGGTCACCAAAACGGACATCGTAAATATCAACATCAAATACGCCCGAGGCGGAAAAACGAAGCAAAATACAGGTTCAGGGCAGAGCAAAGCTTCTTCGACTAAATCCAGTGCTACGGAAACAGAAAGCAAATCCAGCTTGCTGTGTTCCGGAGCAAAGGCTATTGGCTTGCTGAAGTGATGGGAGGTCAAGATGCTGTATTATGAAATCTCGGTTCCGGACCGGAATGACGCAACCATGCGTGTGAGCCTTGATGGAAAATATTACTATCTGAGGACCACATGGAACGAATACGGCGGGTTCTGGCTGTTGAGCATTTACGATGCTGAGATGAACATCATCATCGGGATGGCGAAGCTGGTGCCCGGAACAATCTGGAACTTCTTTTACCTCAACTCGGTGGGCCCGCCCGGGATCATCGGGGTTCAGACCGAAAATGAGACCATCGGCCGGAGCGATTTCGCAAATGGAGAAGCACACCTGCTGTATCTTCCGGCCGAGCAGCTAGAATAGTATCCCCTGACGCACCCACGTTCGGGTGCGTCTATTTTTTGAGGAAAGATATGGATAACTTTGACCGTCAATACCGAGTGCGCATTGGAGAAAACGGTGCGGAGGGGCGAGAACTCGGGAAAAGAAGCGAGACCACAGGCCGTGCGCTGCGATGCCAGTTTTCGTGTGAGGTCGGGGAGAGCGTGTCTTCCAATACCGGAAAAATCACCCTTTGGAACCTCGCAGATGAAACGCTCCAGCTACTCGAAAAAGAGGACTGCCTGATCGAACTCAGTGCAGGGTACGGCGACGATATCCCTGTGATTATGGGCGGCACGTTGACGAGCGTTGTGACCTCTGGCGATTCTGCTGACCGGCAGACCACGATTGAGTTTGCAGACAGCTTTACATCTGCCAGAGATAACACCGTGAGCATCAGTTATTCGGGCTCAGTCAACGGGAAGCGCATTGTTGAGGATGCAGCACGGGCCATCGGGTGCGAAATCCGATATTCCAAAAGCGTCGAGTTTCCAGACCTCAAGAATTTTGCTTTTGTCGGTGCGGGCAAGTCGCTGGTTGGAAAGATCTGCAAGAAAGCAAACCTCCGTTGGAGTATCCAGAACGGAATCATTCAGATTTGCGCTGTGGATGAGCCTATCACAACGGCGGCTTACCGCATTGCACCGGATACCGGGCTGATAGGGTCGCCTACGCCTGTGTTTGAATCCGCATCGACGAGTGATAAAAGCAAAAACACATCTAAGAGGAAAGCAAAAAAGGGCGTAGAAGCAAAATATCTTCTGAATGGACACGTTCATGTGGACGATTATGTGCGCCTTGAGTCAAGGAAAATCACCGGCAATTACCGCCCGTCCAAAATCAACTTTGTGGGTGATACAGATGGTGAGGACTGGTACTGCAAGGCGTTGTTTGTTGAGGTGAAGTGAGATGCAGGACTTCAATCAGGAAATCTACGATGCCCTTTCTGAAATGATGACTGCCCGCATGGAAGAAGGCGTTCATACCTCTGCACCGGCAACGGTCGGAAAGGTCGAAAACAACAATACGGCGGAGCTCACGCCGGAATTGAGCGTGACGACGGACGATGGGACAGAGATTCAGTACCCGAAGATCTCCGGCACCACCATCCTGATGCCCTGCGGAAAGGGCGGCGAGGTTGGTTTTGCGTTTCCAGTCGTTCAGGGTGACGGCTGCATTGCTCTTTTCGGAGAAGGAAGCTCCGGCTCGAAGTTCGACCTTGCCAATGCAATGCTTCTTCCGGGCCTTTTCAGGGAAGCAGGCAAGCAGGTCAAGGAAGCCGGGAATCAGGAAGCGGCGATTATGTTCGCAGGGGATTCCACCATTGTGGTGAAGAAGGACGAAATCGTGATTACCCGGGGCGGGGCCAAAATCACGGTCAAGAACGACAGCACCACGGTGGTTCAAGGCGGGACGACCATTAAGGCAACTGGTTCGGGCGTGGACGTGACCGCATCACAGGTGAAGGTGGTCGGCAATGTTTCCATCGTGGGAAATGCCACGGTGACTGGCCAGCTGACAGCTGGCGGAATCAACATGAACACGCATACGCATACCTGCTCCACAGGCCCCACCAGCCCGCCTGTGTTATGAGATATGGAGGAATAGATGGCACTCAAGGACTTTGCGCTGGCGGCAGACGGGGATTTATACCTGAACCGAAACGGCGATGTCGAAATCATCGGGTCTATCCGCCAAGCATTGCAAATCAAGCTGAAATGGTTCCTCGGCGAATGGGTGTTCAACCCGGATCTGGGGGTTCCTTACTTCGAGGACATCCTCATTAAAAATCCGAATCAGGCCATCATTGAGAAGGATATCCGGGAACAGATTCTCAGCGTCGAGGGAGTAACAGGAATTGATTCGCTTTCCCTATCGTGGGACAGGCAGACCAGAAACCTGTCGTGCAAGTTCATTGCGCAGACCACGGAAGGCGAAATTGAAAGCGAGGTGAGTTTTAATGCCCGATCACGGAGTAACTAAAGACGGCTTCATCCTAAAACGGCTGGATGAAATCTATGATAGTGTCTGCCAGACCTTCAAATCGGAAACCGGCGTTGACCCGTCCGAGAACCCGCAGGGTGTGATGAACGTGATGTTTACAGACCTTTGCGACGAGGATGCGCTTCTCTGGGAGGCATTCTCGCTGGCCTATGAGCAGCTTTTTCCGCAGAGCGCACAGGGAATCGCCCTTGACCGTGTGATGGAAATCGGCGGCGTGAGCCGCATCGGAAAGTCCAGAACGAAGTACACGCTGGCCTGCACTGGAAAAGAAGGAACCTATATTCCTGCAGGTTCTCTGGTGCAGTCTAGTACGTACCCGGTCAAACAGTTCCAGTGTGCAAAGCTGGCGAGCATCACAAGTGATAACTGGCAGACGTTGAGGATTCAGCCCATCAGCAGCATTGCCGGGAGCATCACCTTCACGTTCGGCGTTGACCGGAACGCAACCTCGGGCAAGGTGGGAACCTATTCATCTGGTTCCAGCTTCTCCAAGACCATGACGGTCACCTCTTACTCGGATGCCTTTGCGCAGATCCTTGCCGCACTGAAAGCATTCGATGCGTTGGAAAAGCTGGGTATCACGGTAAGCGACGAAACGGACGAGAACGGCAAGAGGGCAATCGTGCTGAAGGGAGCCAATGCTTCCGACAGCTTTGCCGCAACGCTGTGTTCCTATGTGACCATTGTGAATGTGACCTCGAACCTGCTCTTTGAATCCGTTGACTACGGCGAGGTGCCGTTGGCGAATGGCACGATTACGCAAATCGTGACCTCTATTGACGGGTTTGAATCTGTCACAAACCTCATTCCACCGGTGACGGGCCGCTTGACGCAGACGGATGCGGAAGCACGGTCTTCTTATCTGGACCGGTTGGCAAACCGGGGCCGGGGAACCGTGAACAGCATCACGTCTCTGCTGTACAGCGATGTTGCCGGCGTGACCTACGCCAAGGGCTACCAAAACGATGATGATGTCACGGATGCCGCAGGGCGGCCCCCGCACAGCATCGAGATCATCGTGCAGGGCGGTTCTGACGATGAGGTGGCAGAGATCATCTGGCGCAACAAGGCGGCGGGTATACGGGCATACGGTACGCATTACGCCTATGCGACGGATTCCAATGGAGATTCACAATATGTTGAGTTTTCCCGGGTCGAGGATATCTACCTGTTGTTGTCCGTCAAGGTGACATCGACCGGCGATCTGGCCGATGACTATGTGACCCGCATCCAAAATCTGCTGGCAGAGGAAAAGCTTACAGCAGGACAGTCGATTCGGCTCCAGTCTTTCATCAAGACCATCATGCTGAACGTTTCGGGTGCGGACTACATTGAAATCCGTGGCATCCTGAGTGAAACGCCGGACATTGCGGGTGTCGCTGACAGCGTAATGCTGGAAAAGGTCGTGCCCGTAAAAATCACGCAACAGCCGGTCATCTCGGCGAATGGAATCCGGGTGGTGAAAGTATGATCGAATCGTATCAGGAGATGGTAGATAAGCTCCCACAGCAGTTTCAGGTTGACCCGTTCTATTCCCAGATGATTGGGGATTACCTGTGCGATACCGTGGAGGATTTGAAGCTGCTCCCGGAAGACTGTGCGCTTGGAAGCCGTGCCAGAGTGATAAGCCCTCTGTCGCTGTATGCCCGACAGTCCAGCGGGAAGTGGATTCTTCAGGAAACGGCTGAAACGTGAGGTGAAAGGAAATGGCATTTCAGACGATTTCGGAAACGAGCGTTCGAGTGGAGAAAAGGTCCAACCTGAACGCTGTGTTTCTGGCCTTTGCGAAGGAAGCGCAGGAACTTCGGCTTGGGTTCGCAGACCTGCAGGAACTCAACAACATTGACTACTGCGAGGGAAAGCTTCTGGACCGCATCGGGGAACTGGTGGGCCTGACCCGAAAACAGGCAGGCGAGATGATCGGAAGCCGGGAACTGGCCGACAGGGACGATGTGTACCGCATCACATTGCGGTACAAGGCCTTTGCCAACTCCTGCGGCTGGACACCGGAAGAAATCATGGAAGCAACCAAGATCATTTTCACGGCAACGCAGGTACGGTACAGCGAGAACCCGAAGATGCCGGCGAGCTTTCACTTGGAAGTATCTGCACCCTTCACGGACGTGGTAATGTCCATTCTGGGAACCCATGACCTGATTCTTCATCCGGCGGGGGTCAAGGTGAGAACGACCTGCTCCACAGAAGATACGAACACATTCGGATTTGTGGATGTGAACCCGAATGTGGCCGGATTCGGGGAAGGTACATTTGCTCAGTCGGTGAGCTGAAAGGAGTTATATGGCAGAAACAAAAGCCGAGGTCTCGTTGGAAGAGTACCTGAACAACCTGTTTTCGGCAAAAGGTGTTATGGTTCCGCTGACGCTGGAGGAGTGGACGGGCGGATGGGTGACGATCGTTGGCGGCATCAATGGAAAGCCGACCGCCCAGCAGTTCAATAAGGTTTTCTATGTGCTGTCTGCGCTTGCCAAAAGCAATGCAGAGGATATCTCTCAGGTGCGGCAGACTGCGAATGGGGCTTTGCCCGAGAGCAAGTTTACCGCGGCTGAAATCATCGCACTGCTGAAGGCTTATGGCCTCATGGTGGGTGTCAATGCTGACATGGTGGATGGAAAGCACGCTGACGCTTTTGCAGCAAAGAGCCACAAGCACAGTGCATCCGAGATCTCGAATGGACAGATTTCCCTGGCAAATGGCGGCACGGGAGCCACCAATGCGGCGGATGCACGAAAGAACCTTGGAGCGGCCGCAGAGACCCATAGCCATTCGGCATCCGATATCACATCCGGAACCCTGCCGATTGCCCGGGGCGGTACCGGGGCATCCACTGCTGCGGGAGCGTGCAGCAACATCGGAGCAATGCCGACCAGTGGAGGAACGTTTAAGGGAACGGTCAGTTTTGGCAGTTCGACATACTACGTCAATACCGCCGGCGTAGCCAATTTTTCAAAGTGTTACGGCGCAGTCTACAACGACTACGCCGAATTTTTTCCCCGTGGATCCGAAACAGAGCCGGGCGATATCGTGGCCTTGGACGTTGAGAGTTCCGCCGAACAGTACATCAAGGCAACGAACCTGAGTACCCACGTCGCTGGTGTCCACACAGACGAATGTGCAATGCTGATCGGCGGCGAGAAGGCGGAAGAAGGGGAGGACTATCTCGAGAAAAACCTTCCTGCATACATCCCGGTTGCGCTGGCTGGTCGTGTCCATGTAAAAGTCATCGGCCCTGTTCACACTGGAGATTACATCGTTCCGTCTGACGTGTCGGGTGTTGGCCGGGCGGTGAAAAACTGTGAAACAGCGAAAGCTGGGCAAATCGTCGGCTATGCGGTCGAGAGTGACGGGCGCACCGACCTGCGGCGGCTGAAAATCCGTGTTGGGAGGTGACGTGGATGGCGGCGAAAGGTGATCTCATTACATCGGACGAATTTAACTTGCTGAAACGTATGGTTCAGGAGGAGATAAACCGAAGAAGCACTTCCAGAAGCAGAGGCTCTATGTCTGCCTATAACGGGAGTGCCTACCAGTACACGATGACCCCGGCAAAGGGCGTGACGGTAACGAATGAGCATATCCAGAAGGTCACAAAACCGCTGGATGCGGTCAATGGAAGCAGCATCACACCAACGCCGAGCGGTGACGTGGAAGCCAGTACAGTGCAGCAGGCGGCCCAAAAGCTCAATGAACTCAAGGCGAAGCCGGAGGTTGGCTCGAATACAGGCTGTGCGGCCAGCTGTTCCGGCCTGTGTTACTCCGGGTGCTATTCTTCCTGCTCCGGCTGTACCGGCAGTTGTACAGGAAATTGCACGGGCAGCTGTACCGGCTCCTGCACAGGCGGCTGCTCGACGACCTGTACGGGAAGCTGTACCGGCAGCTGTAATACGACCTGCTCCGGCACCTGCTCGGGAAGCTGTACATCGACCTGTGCGAGAGCGTGTTCCAGCGGGTGTTCTGGTTCGTGCAGCGGCTCCTGCAGCGGAGATTGCGACTCCTGCAGTGGAAGCTGTGGCGGATGTGATGATTCGTGCGGTTCTGCGTGCAGTAATGGCTGTATTTATTCCTGCACATCTGAGTGCGGTGGAACCTGCCATGGATGGTGCGGCGGAGAATGTACCATGATTTGCGGCAGCGGCATTTGATGGTGGCCCAAAATGGAGAAAAGCAAATTCGGTGACTGCCGAAAATTCGTCATCTTGGGGCCGGAGGACAACACGGCGTTCTATGACGACCACCGGGCCCTGTTCAAGTTCATCGTGCAGGCCCCCATCTCAGAGGAAGATTTTCACCACCTGATGAAATACCCGGGGGAAACCCCGCTGTTCTCGTACCTGTGCTTCCTGTCCATGCTCCAGAACCCGGAAATCGACGATTTCGGGGCGTGGGCGGCTTATGTGCATGATGCCGTGGCAAAGATGTGCAGGGCACTGGGGGCCGACCTGAGCGGCGCGGAGTATGAGGCCATCAGCTGGGCCCTTATCATCAGGACGTTCTATGAGCCTGAAAAGTACCTTCAGGGGATGGAGTATCTGGACGATGAGGTGATCCAGAGTATCTGCAAAGTGCCGCTTGAATCGAAAGAGATGATATGGGCGGTCTATACCGTAGCAAATACCATGATAGAAATAGTCAATGCCAAGAGCGACTGCAACATCCATACGCTCTTGGCATTGATGTTTGTTATGGAACCGGCGAAGGAAAAATACCAGACGATTTCTCAGGAAATCGGAAATCTCAGAAAACGATTGGAGTTGATGTGATATGAAATGCACCGGCAAAGAATGTCAGCGGGAGCAGGTGTTTTGGCTGACAGAAGAAGAAAGCCTCGCAGTGGAGCGCAGAAACTACATTCTGCGCAGTTATGAGGGGCTGGTGGCAATCCTCGCCAGAGAGCTTGCGGAAGCCCGGAATCCCGATGCAAAGGAAATGCTGAAGCTGTATTCGGAGCAGTACCAGAGGGCCGCTGTGGACCTCTATGCGGCGCAGAATGCAGTCATCGGGCGGTATCTCGGAAGCCTACCGGAGAATCTTCGGTTCACCTTTGATTTTGAGCGGAGGATGCTGGT